TTTTGACTTCAACGATGCCCGCCAGGAACGGCGGCGGGATTGTCCCGTCACCATTGACCCATAACCAGTTCCATTGGTGAACGCCCAGCTTAAGAACGGTGGTCTGCTCCTTGGTGAGACTCATCGTGGTTTCCCCGGGGTGGTTCGTCTGGTCAGGAGTTTTCCTGGCATTCAGGCTGAACTGGGCTGTCGTGGCGACCGGCGTCCAGTCACCAAGAGGGATGGGATGACCATTACGGTCTTTCCATTTGAGAATGACAGCCTCCCAGGTGCATCCGCGCCAGATTGTGGGGAGATCGACTGGTGCTGGTTTCATGCTTTCTTCCAGACTTCGTTGGTTCCACCGACGCCCTGATTGGTAATATCCACCGGGCTTCCATCGGCAATGAGCGACACCTGGAAGTCATTCCCGCGCGCGGCAATCACATAGTAGTAAACGCCAGCCGCCAGCGGAGCGGGCAGCACATTCTCCGGCTCAACGCCAAGGGCGAAACGCACCATGGTTCCATTCACCATGCCGTGGTTGTTTATGATGATGGTGTTGTTGGACACGCCAACGGTGAACACTCCCACCTTCACATCGGTTGCACTCTGGCCCGCGCTCCTTCCCATGATAAAGGCGGTCTGAACCTGTCCCACCGGGCCTGTGCGGGAATTTGTGTTTACCAGCTCCCAGCCTTCGGCGGCCTTCCTGTTGACTTCTGTCAGGTCAAGCTCTCCCGAGGAGTAGAGCACAATGTATTCTTTGATTGTTACAGCCATAAGTGATGTGGTTATCGACCAGCACCACGACGGGCGTAATGCTGGCGCATAACTACACTCTTATGAGTAACAACTCGTCTTGGGCACCCTTAGCGGAGGGCAGTTCAAGTGAGCGATGGCGTAACCCAGGTAGGTTTGACCGGGCTGAGACGCGCTCGCATAGAGCGCATCGAAGAAGCCCATCTCACCGCGCGGGTTACAAGCCTTGTCCGTAATGACAAGGAACTGGAACTCGCCCATATGGGAGGCGTAATCGAACTTGATGCTGCCACCGGGATTGGTGGACGGTCGCTCCATCAGACTGGTGTACACCGTGGGGATGAAGACAAAGCTAATCTGGTACTTCGCATAGATGTAGCCAGGGTTCACATCGGTCTTGAATCCTACAGTGGTGCTTGTGGGCGGCAGGTATGGGTAAACCCTCAGTCCTGCGTTGTCGTAACGCGGCGGGAATTTGATCCAGACATGCTTAAAGCCGTTGTAGCTGTAAGGCGTGCCTAGAGCATTGATGAGTTTATCCGGGTCAGCGTAGCGGAAATCCATCCGAAGCTCGGGGTCTTGACGAATCAGGTCGCGGGAGGTAACCGCATCGGTAAAGAGGGCAAAGATCGGTTGATCGTTTTGTCCTCTGCCGATTGCGCCACTTGTGGCGACCGCTCCGTCAAGAACGAGCTGGGTATAGATTTGCTCCAGCGTTCCCTGAACGAGCCGACTGGTGATGGCAGCCGTACTGGGTGCAATCGTGGCGGGAGTAAACGGTGCGCTTACTCCTACGTCAGCGATTGCGCCTGATCCGCTCTCTGTAATGTGATGCAGAGAATTGACCAGGTACTCGTTCTGATACCTGTTGCTCCAGACCCATTCTGTGACGTTCTCCAGCTGATCCATGACGTTGCCCAGGGTCTGGGCGATCATGAAGTCGTTCTGGAGATCGTTGATACAAAAGTTCTCGGTCTGGATGTTCCTCCGGTACATTGTGAACGGCCTTAGAGTCTGGCCGAACTGCAAGATTTCCGGAGGAGGCAAACAGTTGTTGTTCGTCCCCGACACGGAAGGTGTCGCAGCCGTCCAACCACTGCCGTTCTCCTTGGTTCCGTCTGTCAACGTGCGCTCCAGCATCATCGAGTTAATGGTGAAGCCCATACCGGTGGGCCACTCGCCCTTTTCGATATAGCCTACCCACGGATCGTTGAGGCTGATGCGGTTGTAGAGACGGGGAGAAACCTGTCCTGTGAGAGCGTAGAAAGCGTTTTTGATGTTTTCGCAAGCCATGAAAAAGTCCTTTCTCTCAAACAGTTGGGCTGGATGATGTTCCTACTCCAAAGGAGAAGGCATTCAGCTTTTTCCGGGTGGCTGGCTTCCGGTATTCAGCCGCTACTGTTTGAGAACGGGACTATTTCTCGACCGCGTTACGCCCTTCGGTGGATGATTCCGCTTAACATCCAAGAAAGATTTGTAGTTTCCCCGGGGTAAGTGTCAAGCGACATTTTTGGTTGTTGCAACCAAAGAACTTATGTGTTTCGATTGCAGGTCATGGACAAAAATCACAAGTCAGACCACAAACACGGTGAACCGGAGATCGAGCGCGATCATCTGGGCCAGGGGGTGAACCCGGCCATCGAGCTGGAGAAGAAAAACATGGCTGAAGCAGCCGAGAGGAACGAAAAAGCGGCCAAAGATGCCGAAAAAGCAGAGAAATCCAAAGCAGCTTAAGCTACTTCGTCGCCATCCGAAGCGGAAACCGGTGCGTAGGGCCGTGGCGGCGGTATAGAGGTGTCCGTGGGGACGTATTGAGCGATCCCCATGTAATAACCGATCTTTTTGCGTAAAATCGGGGCGCACACCGTCACTTCACCCTTCCTGACCACAAAAGCAGCGCAAATGTGGTTGGTTGTCACTACATAAAGGCCGTCTTTTAGCTGGATCATCGGTTTCTGGCCTGCGACTTGTGGTATTCCCGTAGAAACACCTGCGCGAACGGCTGTTTCAGGTCTTCCTTCATCTGTCCTTCGGGCATCAGGTTGCCCGCATTCCCGCCGGACTCGCTTAATGTAGGCTCATTCCCCAGTCTTTCACGGATAATCTTGTTCAGCTCGCTAACTTTCTGCTGGGATTTGATGAACAGCTTCCGGTAGGCGTCTGCGGTCGGGGCCAGCAGGCAGGCGAGTGCAACTTTGTCCATGTCGGTGTTTTCAAGGAACAGCTGGCGTCCCTGTTCAATCAGCTGGTCACCCTGATCGTTCCACCATTTGGTTTGGGGATCATCGGTTTTCATGAACACTTCCACCTTGGCCTCGTCCCGCAGCCTTGCGAGCGCGCGGTCAAACATCTGCGCCATTCCGGTGCGCTGCTGCTGAAGTTCCTGGTATTGGCGCGCTGATTCGCGCTCCCGGATCGTTTCCAGAGTCTTGGGCGCGTTAGCCACGGCGCGCTGCCGCGCATCCTCGTAACGGCGATAAGTCCGGAGTGCGTCATTGGCCTCTGTCTTGGCACTCTCCGGCATCTCCGCGAAAAGCTGGTCAAGGGCTTCAAACTGCTGTCGGCCCGATAGCGACATTGCGGCGGCCAGCTGGTTGGGGTCAGCACCGGCCTCGGCCACGATCCTCACCGCTTCGTTCCATGAACCGGTGAGAGGCGCAATGATCTTCTGCTGGAACTCCTGCGAATGCTCGACACCCACGCGGGACAGCATTTCGCTCATCTGCTTGTTCTGGTTTTCCAGGAACAGGAGACGCCTTTGCTCAATGGGGTCGCGGCTGGGCTGGTTACGTAGCTCGCTGACTTCGGTTTTGAGTTTCTTGTATGCCTCACGCAAACCTTTGATGCGACTCTGCTTCTGCTCCGGTGGAAGATCGTCCGGGAATTCCTCGTCCGGATCGGGCTGCGGCGTAGGAGGAGTTGACGGAGCATCCGCCTTTAGTGCATCCTCAAGGAATGAAGGCAGCTTATGTTCTTCTGCTGGTGCTGGTGGCGTTGGTGACTCTGGGGTCGGTGGCGTGGCTGGTGTGGGTGTGCTCGCAGGAGCCGGAGGACTTTCTGTAGGAGGTTTCGACGGCTTAACATCGGGATAAGCGGTATCGAAGGCGCGCTGCACGGCGTCCATCCCCGGGGAGGTGTCGATTGGAGCCGGAGGCGCGTTGGATGGCTGGTAGACTGTTGGCGTTGGCGGTACGATTTGGTCAGGCATTGGGTTTTAACTCTGGTTCTTCTGATTGATAGGTTGGCAGTCCGATGTTTTCCGCCGGACGCAGGGGCATCGCAAGAATCCGAAGGGTGTCGCCGTACTTGGAGTATCCCCGGGTGAGGCCGAGTTCGATGGCTGCTCTGGTAGGTGAAACGTCCTCGTCCTTGTCCCCCCGGATCGCGTATCGCGCCGGATGATTGTCTTCCATGAGGCCGAGGACTGTTCGCAGGATTCCATTGGTTTCGAGTTCCTTGGCCCACTGGCCTGCGAGAAATTTATGTCTCCGGAATTCTTCAATGGTCATTCACTTTTCGGCTTCTGGTTTTCCGCTTTTCTGGCCGCCCTCTCCTTCAGTGAAGCGTCATGGCGTGCCTTGCGCTCGGCAATCGACATGGCGTGCTTGGTTTTGGTTGCTTCCACTCCCATGCTCTGTCCTGTGCGCGCGGCCTCGATGTCCATGCCCTGCCGTGTCCTGGCCTGCTCCAGCTTCATGCCGGTCGCGGTTCGCTGTACATCCGCCCCGGTTCTCACCGTGTCGCGTTGGATTCCGGCGGCGGTTTTCTTGTCGGCCAGCGTCTCGTTGAAGGTCTGCTTACGGACTTTCAGCTCATGATCGGCCTGCATCTTCTGTTCCTTGATGGCGAGATCGCCTTTGACCTTGGTCATCTTGGCCACCATGTCCGGGTCGGGCTGTTCCTGCGGCTGCGGTGCGTTGGCGGCCTGTGCTTTCATCTGCTCGGTGACCTGTTGATGGAGCTGATCGGAAATCTTGCCCAGCTGTGAAAGCTGCTGCTGGAAAGCCGTGACCTGATCCTTTCGGGTGGGATCGCCGGACAACGCCTGAAGATGCTGGGTCATGTGCGGCCCCGCGTTTTCAAGATGCACCAGAACTTCCCCCGGGCTGGCCGCAGGCGCGGGCGGCTGCTGCTGGCCGTTCCCGTTTTGCTGCTGCGGCGGCATCATGCCGTTCCCGTTTCCGTTCATTCCGGGCTGTGGAACATTCTGCTGGCCCATCGCTCCGCCCACGGCACCCTGCGCGTGTTGCATCGCGTCCTGCATGTGGACACCAAAATGGATGGCGTGATTCTGCATCGGCTCGACCAGTGCCTTGCCGCCCTGCTGCCTTAGCGCATTGTTTTCAAGGACAGCCAGGGCGGCGTGCGCGTTGGGGACGCCGCTTTTCTCGATAGGCGGAAAGAAGGAATCAACCGAGTGCATGCCTATCCCGGGAAGGGCGCATGCCCGGGCGCGCAGCGCGTGGTTCCTCGAAATCTCGTCCATGTAAGGGATCATCGACATCAGCTGCGTCGTGGCGATGTCGCGGAGCTGCGGAGAGCCGTAACCGATACTGCGGGTGGAAATGACCCGCTGGATCAATTTGAAATCCATGGCCTGCTGCGGGATGCCGCGCGCGATGCAGCGTTGGACAAAGTGCATGGCGTCCTCGCCGCCGGGGACGGACTTGCTCTGGGCCGGGTCAAGGAGTCGGCGGAGCGTTTCACGGTGGAACTTGTCGAGGTTATTGTAGTAACGGTTGGTGCTGCCCTTGGTCAGCATGCCCTGTTGCTGCTGAACCAGCTCGGCCTGCCCCAAGGTCGGCTCGGCCTTGTTACCGCCTTCATCCGTCCTTTGCCGGTAGGAACCGGTGTTGGCTTGCAGGGTGCCGTGCAGCTCCCGGCGCATGGCCATCGCGCCTTCCAGGCTTTCCGCTATCCGCGTCTGGACAACTTTGTATCCCGGTGAAACTACAGCGGCACCTCCTACAAGAGCTATCTGCGTTTCCTCGATGGCGTTGGCATCCTGGCTTTCCAGCGTGATGCCGCTTCCTATGACGCTGCCATCGAGCATCTGGCAGAATGTTCTGTTACTAACGTCGCAGAAGTCGTAAATCTTCGGCCCCAGTCCCTTGATGGCGTGCCATGTGCCATCCGGGCCGGAGTCGTAGAAGAACGGGCAAAGAACCTGCGCGAAGGAGTCGAACTTGTTACGCCGCTTGAAAATATAACCGGTTTCCTCATCGGTTTCGCCACTGACCTCACTGGTGTGACCCAGGTTCTGGTCGGTCACCATGTAGTGTGAAACTTTGCCGCCGAACTCCTTGACGAACAGCGAAGCAACAAAAACTCGGTTAGAACGATGAATACCATAAAAGAGATCACCAGTGCGAATAGCCCTTTGGTAGAGATCATAGTTTTCGGTTCCAAAGGTTTGGCGCATCTCGCGCATGGCGCAATCAACGATGGCCTGTTTGCACAGGGGCGCGTTCCAACCGTCGCCGGTTGGATCATCTGTTGCGCCTTTTTTGATGAAAGCCTCCAGCTCATCGGCCCGGTAGGAATGCAGGACGACGCACAGCTCCAGGTCGCCCACGTTGGCGCGCGTCTCCTGCGGGACTAAGACCTTGCGGCTTTTGACGGCTTCACTCTGCCATCCGATGTAATGCGGCCAGAACAAGGGGCCGACACCGTTTACCACCATCTGCCACTGGTGCAGCTGCATCTGGTGATCGAACCCGTCCCACAGGTTCAGCACATCGGAGTATTCCTCGGAAATGATGTCGTTCCACTGGTCGAGGAGGTATTGCTCCACTCCTTCGATCCCGTACTCGATCCGGGCAAAGGAAGGGACTTCAAAGACCAGGTCGTAGTAGGGCGTTTTGGCGGCTTCAACAATGCCTTCGCTTTCCCTGAGGTTGAAGTTGGCCCGGTGTCCCTGACCCAGATCATTGAGCTTCTGGGAACTCCATGGAGGATTGCCATCCATGAGTCCCTGGAACTTGGTGTAGCGAAACATCCGCGTCTCGTCCTCGTATTTGAGGCGGCTGACCAGTGAGCGCGCGTTACCGGCGTTGCCCAGTCGGCTGGCTGGCCGCTCGAAAGTTTCCGGATCGAGTGTCGCCAGTCCTGGGTTCGCGTCTAACATTATAATCCGTTTCCGGGTATGATGATCCTGCTTGGTTCGTCCGGAGTCTTCTCATGCTCCATGGGAAAGCGTCTTTGCTTCTCCGCCTCCTCGTTAAGCACGTTGCGGAGGCGGCTGGTCAGCTGCTGCATGGAGGAAGCCTTGATTCCCTTCTGCCGCTCGTTTACGACGTCAAAGAGTGCCGCGCCGTAGCCGCGCTCGGGATCAAACCCGATGTCGATGCGGTACATGAGGATCGGGTTAGCCACGGTAATTCTCGCTTTCCTTGTTGAGCCAGCAGAAGCCCGGGTACATCTCTTGCATCTTTTCGTTGTCCGTGTCAAGAGTCTCTATCGGGAAATGCACTTTCGCCTGAAGGAAACATTTACAAACGGCGCAGGACTTGAGAACGGCGTCGTATTTACTTTTTTTGTCAGCGATGACCTCCTTGACGGCCTGGCCGCAGCCGGAGCAGCCCGAAACGCCGACATTCAGGTAACAACGGGAGCATATCTCTGCGCGACGGTCTGCTTCAGCCTGGGAGACGTACTTGCATCCTTTGGCTATCCATCTTGCGAAAGTTTTGAGGCCGCTACTGACATCGTTCCATGACAGGCCCACCGAAGGACGGGGACGATTGGGGTCGTCATAGAGACAGAACCCCGGCCTCAGGGTCAGGCAGAGTTGATGCTGCATATCTGCTTCAAGCGTGGCGGGAATTTCTCGATTATTTGCGCGCAGATGAGCTTTCTCCTCGTTTATCCAGTCGGCATAACTCCAGGCGTGTGCTACAAATCCGGATACGGGATCGACGTACCGGTAGCCATCCGGAGGGCAATCTCCCCGAAGCGGGTTAATAAGCTGGAGCTGCATAGGAGCTTTCAAGGGCGCGTTTTTTCAGGAATCGTTTCCACGGCGAATCGGGCCTGTCCTCCGAAGTGGAAATCTCGTTAGGCGAAAGGCGGCAGCGCGCGGCGGCCACCTGCGCCGTCACGACGTCTGCATCGGCCAAGTCCGGGCTTCTGCGGGTGCGATCCTTCATCTTGGCCTTGGTTTCAAGGACGATGTAAGGCCCGCGCAATTCCCACCATCTCCGGCAGAATTCCATGGCCGATTCGGGGTCTAGTCCTCTAATTTGTCCGTTGAGCAGAAGGAGCCGGAAGAAGAACCAGAGTTCAGTAACTTTTCGGTCATATTCTTCGTCGCATCGTTTCGGGTTCGTACCAGAGACAGGATGGCGGGATGGTCTTCCTCCAAATTCCACACATAGGATTTCCCGGCTCCATTCCCTTTGGAATATCGAAGCCAGACCGCCACCTTCCCCGGTACTGTCGAGGCCGAAATAGTAAGGTGTAACTCCTTCATTCTTGCATAGCTCCTTTGTTTGCCGCACGATCTGGTAATGCGTTGGATCGTCAGCTTTGACCTTGGTTTTGATGAAGACCTTGCGCTCCAGGCGCAGAGTCATTTTACCATTCACCTTTCCGCACTTAGCAAACCGAAGGACACAACGGTCATCCCCTTCAAAGGCCGGATCGAGTCCGGCGACGGGATTGACCTCCTGGTCGAAGGAACAGTCCTCAAAGGAGTTTGATCGCATAATCATCGGCATGGAGAGCACAGTCTTGGTAATTCCCTCCGGTGCCCAGTATCCGCGCCTCATCTGCCAGAATTGCGGCGAATCGACGCCGTAAACGTCCGTTGTCGTCTTAATGTCGGCCTGGGTCAGCAATCCGGGATAATTCTTGGTTTTATCAACGATATTCGGGCTTTTGAGGCCATCGAGGTGGATACAGACGCCCCGGCGCGTCTTCCAGCTCTCAGACTCGACATCCACGCTGTCCCAGCCCATTTCCGGCTCGCTCATGCGCCCGTGCGGGTCAAGCATGTCATCCGCGTTGCCTAATCCGATGAACTGGAAGGATTTTGCCCCTGTTTCGAGGTTGACGCAGCTCTCCACGATGGCTTCGGGCGTATACGGCATCTCATCCACCACCACGACCATGTTTGGCGCATGGAACCCGATGATTTTCCCTATTGCCTTGTCTATTTCACCCTTGTCAGTGGCAAGTCCAAAAATTCCCGCATCATCGTGGCCTTTTCGGTATTGGATGCAGTTTCTGGACTGAACCATGTGGCCGAAAAGGGGACGGAGCCTGTGGAAGTGGGATATTTCCTTCCATACTCGACGGCGTAATCCATCCAGAGTGGTTGAAGTGACGATAACAACGGTGTCCTTGGGGCTTGCATAGTATTTGGTCAGGGCAAAGATGCCCGCCGAGGTGGTTTTCCAGCTCGCGGCGGGGCCAGTGACGGTACACCACGGATTTTCAGCAAACGTGCGCTGCATCCACTCGCTCCAGTCGTTCCAGATGTAGGTATTGGGAACGTGCTTGTTCCAGATCAGGTCAATGGCGTTCCTGAGATGCTGGTAACGCCCCAGACCGGTGCGGGGATCGTTGGCAAAACACCAAAGCTCAATCGCCCTCTGGTCTTGCGTCGGGAAGTTCAGTCCGTACATCGTCAATCATCCTTGCCCGGGCTTCTACCTCCTCGGGATTCACGGTCACCTGCGCGCCACCAATCAAAATCGCCCCTTCAATCAGGCCGCCTTCCTCCTCCGGCGGGTAAAGAACCTGGTAAACACCCGCAACATCACGGACTTTGCGCGCAACCTCCAGTGGATCATGGTGTTTTGCCGCCTTTTCAGAGGCATTTTTCACGTAAGCAGCCAGGTTGCGCTCCGAGGATTCCCTGTTTGCCGCAATCTCCTTGGCAATCAGCTCCGCCGCGTCGATTGCCCGCTCCGACATCTGCTCCTGCGGATTGAATCCAGTGGCCTTCTTCCACTTGTACTTCGCAGCAATGCAAAGCATCGTCCCCGCAGGCACTTTCGCCATCCGTGCCGCCCCGCGAGCACCGTAAAGCGTAATCAACGCCTTGAGCGCAGCCAACTCCTGCTTCTCAAAAGGCTTGGCGTGCTTCTTTTTCGCCATTAGTCAAAGTCTCTACCCCAGACTTTGAACAATGACAAGCTCCTTAAATGCGTTTAAGACGCTACCCCGGGGTTAAAACTAGACAGAAGATGGCGTCCCAGCCGTCCCAACTCGACAGAAACTCGACTGAATCGGGAGAAACTAGACAGAAAGTGGGCTTTTGGGACTTTTGGGGGACAACATTTACCCCGGGCTTGCATGGTACGCATGGTCAGCATGGTGTTTTGAACACAGGGTGGAAATTCTTAAAGCTCCTCCTCGCGCGCGTTAAGTACCTTCCCCGGGTTCCTGACCTACAGGAAATTTCCTTCAGGTGCGGGCCTTTCTTACAGGTAACCGCCCGGGTTCTGCATCAAGTAGAATTTGTCCAGGTAACTAGCCCCCCCTACCCCCCCGCTGGAACAAAAAAGAGATTCCTTGGCGCGGGGGTGCCCGCCTACCACCCTCGGTCATGACCGGCAGCCATTAAGCATGCTATCCCTCCGCTGCTTGTCGGCTCCGGTGCCGCATTGATGCACACCCTTTGAGCAGTAGGAAGGCCATGACCTAATGAGTACGCATCATGACTGATTGCTCTATGATTACGCGTGATGCTGTGTCCCAAGCGTGGCACCGGTACAGCATGAAGCCCGAAGGTGTACTTGTGACCCTTCGGGCTTATGACTGAGACTTATTGCTTTTACTCTCGGAGTTTCACGCGCTCAGTTGTGCGTCATCCTCAAGGCTTGTTATCGGTCAGCCTACCCGTTTGCAAATTCGTGAGCCGTTTAACCGTCGATGCTCAGGACGACCGCTCCACCGTGCAAGACGAATGGCGCGGCTTGAGCCTTTTTATGACTTGCTCGTGTCTCGGTCAATGCTTTCGGCGTTCAGTTGATCTTCAGTCTCACAGCTTCCGCGTCTCAGTTCATCGCGCTCATCCAATGCGCTCGCCAATGACGCGCGAAGCGCGGAGAGTTTGCCAAATTGTTCCTCAATCTGCTTGCGCGCTTCGCGGTATGCTTGCTCCCATTTGTCCACCTTGCGCGCGTATTCCATCGAGCGCGCTTGTGCGTCATCGCGTTGGCGTTCGCAAAGGTGCAGTTCATCGGTCATCGCGTTCATTACTTCTTCGGCTTGCTCTTTGTGCTCGCGCTCGGTGGCGACTTCAGCCTTCAAGCGTTCGACATCGCGCACCAGTGAAGCGACTTCGGCTCTCGCGTTGCGCTTGATCTCGCTGACCGTATCAGTGAAGAACACCGTTATGGCTTCGCGGTCTTTGCGCTCGCGCTTGGCTGTCTCAGTCCATCGGACTAATTCACTGATTAACGTGCCTTTGTCCAACATCTCCAGCTTGGCGCGCTCAATGTCGCGCTTGTGCTCTTTGTTGCGCTCGTTCGTGGCTTCCAATTCCGCGCTGAGTCGCTCCCGCTCTTTGGTCAACCGCTCAATCTCAATTTCAAGCGGTGCGGGTTCCGGATTAAATTCCGGCGTCCTTGGCCCGTTGTAATTGCGAACCTTGGCAACCGTCTTTCCATCCTCAATGGCGTCAATGCCTTCGGGCGAACCGTGAAGGATTGCATCCGGCCAAGTTTCGCGCACGAAGGTGATGGCATCGGTCAAGCTGTCCTCTACGATGCTGTCCCGCGTTGCGTCTCCCGCTTCATGTCCCCATGAGCAGTCTTTAGTCACCCAAAAGGTGACGCTGTATTTTGTGCTGTATTTTGGTTTTGTATTCATCATTCGCCCCACCGCTTTCCAGTGAGGCGCGGTGATGAACACCGTCTAAATATCCGCTACGGCGCGATTGACTTCTCTCTCTCGCCGCCGCTCGGCGCGCTCCGCAATCGCATTGGCGCGCTCTTTGCGATACTTCGCCGCCTCGGCATCGCCAAGGTTGCCTTTGCCCCCGAATGCCTCGTAGGCTGCATCGAGTGAGCGGTAGACGGTCAATTCGCCGCGAGCAACCGCGCGCTCAACAAGAGCATGAGCAACGATTTCACTTCCAAGCACTCCGCCGCAAAATTCCAAGTCACTGACCAGAACCCATGGCTTCGGATGCTTCATCAGCCATTTAACAGCCGGAAGGTCAACCGCGTTTCCGCCCATCAGCGTGTCTACGGGCAATTCGCCATTGTAGCGTTTACCCTCAACCGCATAACGGGTTAGCGTCCCGTGTCCATCGCGGTTTCCGCCGCTGTAATAGGCAACCGTCGCAGTCGGTACCAAAGCGCAAAGCGCGCTCAGGTTTTCTTTGCTCGCACCCATCGAGCCGGAAGCGTCAATGACGACGCATCCCCCCGCTTTGGCGCGTACTCGCCGCTGAAACAAGCCATTGGCATCGCCGCAAATTACGGCATTCAAGAACCGCGTTGGGTTGATGATGACACCGTTAGGCGCATGTTTCCGCGTGATGGATTTTTCCTTGTCACAAGGAACCGTCTTTGGACGCAAGTCCCGAATTGCCATATGACCGTCGATAGCGTCTCCGCTATTGACCGGTGCCATGATGTCGCCTTCAGGCACTTCCGGCGTTTCCTCGCGCTCAGTTTCCGGACTCTCCGGAGTTTCCATCAGCGCAACAAGCACCGAAATGGCGCGCGCACGTTGACGGGAGTTTTTCGCAAGTTTGATGACGGTTGCAACCGCGCCAAAGGTTTTGTCCCCCACCGCGTTTTTCACCGCCAAGTATCCGCGCTCCCGCACGAATGCCTCTTTGCCGCCTTGCCCGTAACTGTGCAACATTGCCGTTGTCCGGACTGCGTTCAGAAGCTGACCGTTGCGAAGCGCGATAGAATCCGGCGCGGTCTTATTGTCAACCGCGCGCTTGTTTTTCTTAAGCGTCCGGACTCCATCCATGGCAACCGCCAAGTGTGCGCGCTTGTAGCCAATCAGGCTTTCAAGTTTCGGGAGCGGTGTGCATTCGATGTTTACGTCGTCCACGATCTGTGAAGCAATCGCTTCGTTTTCGGTCATTGGCTTCCGCCGCTTGACCGTGTGCCGCGTTGCGTGGCGCGTCTCATGGCCGCGAATTGTGATGCCCTTGGCATCATCAGCCGCTGGCGCACCGATTTTGATGACGTTGCCACCGTTGGCGCGGTCGTACTCGGTAAAGCCGCCAATTTGCGCGCCTTTTAATTGCGCGTTGTCAGCAAGCACGATCTTTGCCCGTTTCAGTTTCCCTTTGGGGACGCTGGCTCGGATTGCATCGCGTACTGTTTTTCGATTAGGTTTTCTCATAATTTAGCTTTTCTCCGCTTCCGAAAGCATCGCTTCCAGTTTTCCAATTTCCTCTTGCCAGTAGATGTCCCGCGTGAAGTGAAATTCCTGCTCGCATTGTGCGATTTGGCGTTTCAGTCCCGCGATCACGTTTTCCTTTTCAGCTTGACCGCTGGCATGTCGCCAAGCCTCGTTGATGTATTGCTTCGTACTCATAATTAGGCTTTCAGTTGATTGCGCGCCGCGTCCACCATGGACATCAGCACCGTTTTTCCCTGACCCTCGCCAAAGACCAATTCTGCGGCCAATTCCTGCGAGATTCCTTCCGCTTTCAGTTGCTCGAAAGAGAGCATCCGGCGCGGTGTAATCGTGGGAACCCACTCGTCAGTTTGTGGCTCGTTAGCCATTTTGTTCAGAATGAATGCCGCAGACTCCGGCGACAGCCGCCGAAGGATTCCGGCGTGTGGCGTGTCGCATCGCAGAACGATGTCGAACCGATCCAGCACCGCTTCCGCGAGTTGATCCGGCGAACCGTTCATTGTGGCAATTACGCGGTAGCCTTCGCTCGGTGTGACGGTTTCGCCATTGTCGAGGTTCAGCTTGCAGATTGCCGCATCATCCAACACACTCTGCAAAGGTGCGTCTAATTCGCCCCCCGCTTTGTGAATTTCATCCAGCACTAACGGGCAACCTTTGATCGCCGCCCTAGTGGCGCATGCGTTACTCCAATGCGTCGAACCGTCTCTCAGCAAAAATTTGCCAAAGAGAGCATCCGCGAATTGGGATTGATTTAATGTCACTCGCTCGTACTCCGGAGAGAAAGAGCAAGCCGCCGTAGTTTTGCCGGTGCCGGGTTTACCGAACAACAGCCAACGTCGAGGCGGATTCCGAAGCGCGCTCAGTATTTCGAGCACCTTCGGCCAATCAGTAATGGCAACCTTTTCGGTGCCAATAAGTTTTGATGTGTTCATCGTTGACCTATTGTAATGCCATACGGGTTGGGATGCAAGTGGAAAGTTTAATTTATTTTTGCCTCGGTTGTTCTAGTACCTCTCCCCCCTCTATAGTCTCCCCCCAAGGTTCGATTTATTCCTTTTTCAAGAACGGGTTGGCATCATTCCTGCTCCAATGTATAGTGAGACATCATGAAACACACACCAAAAAGTAACAGCGACAAAACGCGCACGGTTTCGGAGCACTTCGCGGAGCTGGGCCGCCGGTCGGGAGCTGCCCGCCGCGCCCGCCGCGCCTCGCCCCCACCCCGCGCGGGCCGAAACGTACTAGCACAATCCGAGCCTGAAATTGACAGGAGTCCCTTAACATGCGAACCTGTTTAGCATTATGAATACGACCCCATCAGTCAAAGACTATTTAAGGAAGATCGGGAGCAAAGGCGGGAAGAAATCCGCACAGCACCCCAACCGTCCACAATTAAACAAAGAGGCCGCCATTGCACGATGGCGCAAGCATATACCCACACCGAAAGCCATTGAAAGCACTCCGAAATAAAATTACAATAACACTTGCCAAGCTGCTAGGCATGGCTATAGTCCTAGCATATGAAATCAACACCGATCAAAGCAGGAGCACGACCACAATCATGCGTCTTGTGCGCTGCACTATTCACTGGGTACGGCAATAACCCCGCGCCATTGGCGCAAGCGGGCCGTTGCTGCGACACCTGCAATTCAACAAAGGTCATTCCCTACCGGATGGCTCCCCTCATGATGGAAATCATGATGGACAGACTGCCGAGGAATAACCAATGAAGGCTCAGGAATCAGTCGCAGACTTCAAGCAGCGCATCGCCATTATGATGCGGGAGAGGGAGACAGGAAAGAAGTACTCCATCATTGGAGCAGCACGACCACCGGAATGGTGCCGAAAGAAAGACTTGACTACTCCCAAGCCGGATGGTATTATACAGCATGACTAAGAAACACTTTATCGAATTGGCCAACACCATTCGTGACGAGAACGCGCACCGAGAATCAGCGGGACTTCCGCTGATGTTCGACAAGGCCGCTCAGATCGCGCTGGCTGATTTTTGCATCCAGCAGAACCCACAGTTTCGCAGAGGCCGCTGGCTCGATTACATCGAAGGCAGATGCGGCCCGAACGGTGGGGAGATTAAGACCACCGCAACAGCACCAACAGACCCCTCGGACTCACTATTATGAACACACTAACATCGAACAGAATCTTACAGAAGGGGGACGAGTACCGGAAGAACGGAACATGGATGCCTGTGCCAAAGGATGACTTTGGCTTGCAGATCATGTTTACCAAGTACGCCGAAGTGCGTCGTCCCTCAGAGGAATCAAAACCAATCTCGCCGGACAGTGAAAGGCCCGAAGCTGCAAAGCCTAGCGCAACGGTAACTGCAAAGGCAGAGAAGGTGAACGTCCCTGTCCCTACACCTTCGGGGACAGGGACAACCCCTGCCGAGGAAGCACCAATGACAGGTACTGCCACAGGCAGCAGCGCAGAGTACTTGCCCACCGTGGTAAGTAAAAAGGCGCACACTAAGGAAATGACCCCTACTGAGTACCTGCAAACCTTGGTGAAAACGAAGGCCGCAGACCCGAAACCCGTTGTGCTTGCTGGCACGACTGAAACACGCGCCAACATCACTTGGCCCATGCACTCAAAGGCTATGCCCGCATGCAGATGGATTGGCCGCAATGGCACGTTCCGTTGCCGTGGAGTCAACCTTGAATTACGCAAAGACGTAGCAGGAAATGGCATCATCGCCGTTCTGCCAGTGGGAGCGCGCGGCGAAGCCAAGAACGCGGAGATTGAGTTTCCGGCGGCTGCCATTCCTCAGGTCATTAACTTTCTAAACAAGCACAAACCATGATAACAAACACCGAAGAATTACTACTGGACGCAACCAACCAGATCACAAGGCTCAACGCCGAGCTGGCTGAAATGCGTAAGATCAATAAGCAGCAAATGGCGTTCTTTCAGGACGCGGCTGCATTCATCAGGGGAGAATGGGGCAATGATGTTGTCCTCTCCACCCTGATTCACGACATCAACGGCCTTGCCGAAGATCAACCCTGCTTCCAACCCCGGGTATCCGGGTATGCAAAGCGGGAGCGGGAGACATCATGAGCGACGAGCACGGAGTGGAAACCATCGAAGAAAGTGGTGGCGGGGAAAGTTACATGAACCTTTACGACGTAGCCAAGAAAGTCTGCCATGACTCCGGACTTCCCTACACTGACCCCCGCACCGGAGAGACTACCATCCCGAGTACTAGCACAGTCCGACACAAGAATATGTTTAACATACTAACAACACAGGAAAACCAAGCTGTGCGTAGCGCAATCCGTGGGTCAATCGACCTTTATACTCGCTACGTCACCCTGAGGCCGGAAGATGCCGGAATGGCACGGAAGCAGGGACAGAAACGCCGACAACTGACATTGCTTAAGTCAGCAATGCTCAAACTGAAAGACTAACCTATGAACGAACACGAAACCAACGGCTTCATCCCCAATGATGATGCTGCAACAGAGACGGTAAACCCGTTTTTCTGCCCCAAGTGCGACAAGTCATTCAAGAACGCAGTCGCGCTCAGGATGCACGACATTCGCAAACACCAGAACAGGGGATGGAGCACCACGCAGAATTTCGGCAAGAGGCAAAGCCGAGAACAGGTGCTCGCCAAAAAGCGGGAGTACAACCGCAAGTGGCGGCTAAAGCATGGCATGAAAGTCAGGCCCGCATCGCTCATGCAACCCCAACGTAAAAGGCTGCAAACCCTTAAACGCAAAGCCTTGGCTCCCATTCCGGCCCCGCCTACCCCGGGGTTGGTTACATACTGCCCTCGCTGCGGTTGCAACATCAAGGTCGTATCAGCGGCCATTGCCTTCGGAGACAAGCAATGAAGAAAACATTCATGGAAGGCAACGTGCAGCAAAAAGCACGAAGGGTGGACTTCTACATCTACAAAGAGGATTTCGAGGCAGCCCTCATGGGGTCACTCGGACAATCGGCTGCGGCCATATCGGCCAAGACCGGACTAACCAAAGGCAAGGTCACCTACCGGCTCAGAAAGGCCGGTGTGCGCCTTGGAGACTACAGGAGCGGGGAGAGCAGCATTGCCCGACTCGTTCTACGCAACATGCGCCCCACCTTGGAGCGCGAATTATACGCACACTTAAAATCACTATGAAACCACCAAAAGACTCACTTATGAACCCAACGGCAGGGCCGCGCCCTGCAAAGCTAATCAAAACCACTGGCGAAGTGCTCGCAGTCCTTCCGGAAAACGGCACCGACTTCAAGCTGGAAGAATTGAACCGCTTTGTGGGCGGCTACATCGAAGTCATTCACCCGCCCCATCAGGACGGAAAGATCATGATTATCAACGAGGAAGGGAAGCTGAAAGGTTTGCCCTATAACGCGGCTGCCACAGCAATCTGGACGCATGACGACATTGTGGGCAATGCCCTGCTATGCGACGACGATCAAGTCAAATGAAATGGATTAAGACAGACAACGGCTACCATGCCGTGGTGCCCATCATCACCTACGCGGAACAACCCGACGCCAGATACGAGATACACGCGCAGCGGCGTCCAGTTTACTGTGACCGTGGTGACTGGCTGATCTACATGGATGGAGTCAACGACATTGACCACGCTGACGGTTTCCCTCGCTACTTCATTGGCAGCGACGAGGAAATGAAAGACCAGATGGAGCGGTGGGTGAACCGCCGCGCAGCCTACCGGAAATACCTTCAACGTGAACACGCTTAAGACTTCACTCGGATGCCTGTTCATCGCGCTGATGTTGCGAAGCGGATTCATGCTGGCTCAGGGCGAGCTGCCATGGCTGCAATTAAACTGTCACAATCCGAGCAACAACATGACACTGAAACCCAAGTGGACGGTCATCATCAGCTCGGTCAGGCCGAACGTGAAACAGATCAGAGATAATCGTTGGGAAATTGAATTTATCCCTTGACAGATTATCCGAACCCGCTTAGTATTCAACATGAGAATAAAACACACACTATGGCGCGTGAAGAACGGATGGCTGCTCGTTCCCGAAGGGGACAACGGCATCATCAAGTCTGAATGCGCCGACGAAATCATGGTGTTCAAAACACTAAAAGAATTTGCGGAATTTACCCCCAAGAGGGTGCGAAACCGCAAAGCAACAAAGAAAGAACCAGAACATGCCAATATCAATTAACGTCAACGTCGAGAAGATCGACAAAGACCGTTTTTTCCAAGGAAAGAAAGGTCGATACATGGACTTGGTGCTGTTTGAGACACCGGAATCCGAATACGGAGACTACATGGTGAAGCAGCGCGGGGACAAAGGTGAGAAGATGCCGATTCTCGGTAACGGGAAATACTTCAAGCCAAAAGACAAGGAAGGAAAAACCGATGAACCAGCCAGCGGCGGAGACAAACCAGCCAAAAAAGACCCCTGGTAATCCCTGCCCCGGGTGTGGTTGCCCTTATCCGGGCGACCACACTCAGGATTGCAAGTGGACTACGGAACAACGCATCAAGGCATTGGAAGGCCAAGTACTGGTGCTGGCTGACCTGACCAGCAAACTGGCAGACCAGCTTTGCCATCATCAGGAGAGTTTCCTGAGATTACTCAAAGTGATGCAACCCAATGGCTGATGACGATCAGGGTGACCTGTTCAGCTGGAACGGCCACAGGCGAAAGACCAGAGCAGATCAAATCTACGCTGCCTTCCGCAAATACCACCTAGCCAACCCAATCGTATATGAATTGATTGAGAAACAGGCTCTTGAAAGGATTCGGCAGGGATACAAGAATTACGGAATTGCCAAGTGCATTGAGGATATTCGCTGGACAACCCCAAGTCATCTTATTGCCAAAGCTGGTGGCCTCAAAATCCGCAATGACTTCCGCGCCTATTATGCCCGCATGTTTCATGCACACCATCCGGAGCATGCAGGATTCTTCCGAACCCGAAAGAGGCCAAGCACAGACAGGCCGGAATTTCCCGGTGACCCTGACCCCAAGATTGACCCACCTGACCTTCCCCCGGACATAGATTTGGACAACAAACTGAGAGCACTAATCACCGAAACACTATGAAACAACCCGAAGTGAAACTTAAACCCGAAGCGCACAAAGCGAGACATGAGGAATTACACGCTGCTCTGGATGAATTGTTTGCCGACTACATCAACCATCACCCCGACCAGCATGGTTTCCTTAACATGCCAATCCTCCAACTGATTGAGTGGAGTAAAACACAAACAGAACACCCCGATGAAACTTACGAATCGTTTTAACCTACCCGAACCCTTTGTTGCCGCTGTCAGCAGCGACGATTACGAACGCGGAACCGCCGAGTACACTGCGACTGAGCTAATCAAACCCAGTCGCATTGTTGCGTACTCCAGAAAGTACGACGCTGAAATGACCGAGGATGCCTCTGATCGGGTCTGGCGTTTCCAAGGGCAGACAAAGCACGTTGTCCTTGAGCGCATCGCCAAGACCCATCCCGAGCGTTACATCGTGGAAGAACGCTTTCAAGCCACCATGCCCGGTACTGGCGCGATCATCAGCGGCAAGATTGACCTTTACGACAAGCAAGACCGCATCCTTTATGACTGGAAAGAAACCAGCGTGTGGAAATTTTTGATCGGGGACACAGAGGAATGGGAGTGCCAAGCGAACATAAATTTATATCTAATGCGTCAGGCTGCCCATCATCCGGTGAGTCTCATGAACATCGCCATTCTAAAAGACTGGAAGGCGCGAGAGGCACGGTTCAGCCGGAAGCCTGACTACCCCAAGTGCGCTGTCCATGTCATGCCGCTCCCGATGTGGAGCATCGGACAGGCTCAGGATTACATCAACAAGCGGGTGGAGAAACACCGCGCAGAGGCGGCTAACCCTCCGGTCTGCAACAAAAAGGAACGCTGGCAGCGAGACGCAAGTTTCGCTGTCATGCGTACCGACCGGAAAAGGGCCGTGAAACTCTGCATGTCGCGCGATCAGGCCGAGGCAGTCATGATGCACTCCATGAAGATCGCTCCCCCGGGGGACGCCAAGAAATTCTTCATTGAGGAACGCGCAGCCGAGCCGGTGCGCTGCCTCGACTTTTGCGGAGTGCAACTACAATGCGACTTCGGCATGGAAGCGGAAACCAAATGGAAGGAAAAACATGAGTCTAAAAAAGAGGATTAAACTTTTCTGGCACTGCCTGATTCGCTTTCACCGGCCAGCCTACGACAACCTTTACCCCGACAAGTCCTTTTGTTGGGACTGTGACTACATGCCATGAGCGACCAACCCAAACCCGCGTCAGGCATGGAAACTGAATTGCCCACCGAGATTCACGTTAAGATTGACCCATCACTCTTACCCAAACCCGCGACAGGCGAATGGACGGTGTATTCAGTGATGAAACTGCGACAGAAGCACTGGCACGAAGAAGATAAAAACAACGCCATAGCTATTGCCCACAACGCCGCACTCGCCGCCGAGAGGAAGAAGAAATGATAGACGACGACGAAATCAAAGACATCGAGAAGAAGATGCAGGAGTGCATCGCTGATCTTCGCAAAGCCGCTCCGCACGTTGGGGCAGCACGACAGGTCAAGGAATTTTCAAGTGACCAGCGCAAGAACGCCATGGCCGCCGAGCAGATCAAATTCATTTCACGCGGGGAATCCGTGTCGGCGGCTGAGAACCTTGCCCGCTCCAGCCCTGTCTATCTGGAGAAATTCAAGCAACTGGAGAAAGACTACGCCAATGCCTGTGCCACCATAGCCAACTGGGAAGCCACCTTATCCAGATTTGAAGCGTGTAGGTCTATGTTAGCGATGGCCCGTCAAACCCTTGGTTTATGAGATTAGGTTCCAAAATGTCAAAGCAGCAGAGAATGAACGTAGGCACAGGAAGAAAACGTGCTTGGGACTCTTTGCCTGTAGAGGAACAAAAGCGGATAGCGGATAAACTAATAAAAGACCGTTCAGAATATCTGAAGACGCACCCGGGGAATAGGGCCGGTCAAATAACTCCGGATGCGGTCAGGCGCAAACTCTCACGCGCTACCAAGCGATGGAGAAACTCTGTTCGGAACGAATGTATGGTTTCACTGAATGGTAAATGGTCTCGACGTTTTGACCATTGCACTGTTTGTGGCACACGATCTTATCGTCACAGCAGCCATGGCGTTTGCACTTCCTGTGACTGTAAAAGACGCCGCTCCATGCTGGCCATGGCGAGGCAGACACTGGGACTGTGAGTTTCCTCGTAAGCTGGATGGCATTCATCGCCTGGAACTGGTGGATGATTAACTTCTACCGCGACACCCGGGGCGAGTCGATCAGGGACGTCTGCAACCGCGCTGCGGATTGGCTTTACGATATTGGGAACAAATAATTGACAAACCCCGGGTACGGGGGCTTAATCGTACTCCGTGAAAACTACTCATACCAGCGCAATGGGCGGAGGATACGGAATCAATCGCAATCTTAAGGCGGCCTCGCATCTCGGGGTGGCATGCACACCGCATGCTGGAAAAGGGTGTGTTGTGCCGGGATTGAACAAGCAGATGCCGGGAACCAGGAAGTCAGGCTACGCTAAGATCAGCGTTAAGAAGAACGCTTGAGGGAGTAATTCCCCATGACGTACGACGAATGGGAACAATCTCAATTCGATAAGAACCCGTCTCCAGTCGGCGGGATGACCATGGGGGGAAACTCGCCCCCGCTGCCACCACCGAACAACGCAGGTGGACTGCTTCCAAGTTTCGGATACGACACCGGGAGCAAAATTTACAACGCTTTCCGTGGTGTGGAGAACTTCCTTCGTCCACGCCCCACCACCAATCCTTCCTTCGCTCCCATGGGCGGCGGCCAGCCTTCCTTTTCGGTGCCGCCGGGAGAGCGACAGGCACTTCAGATGCCCGGTCTTCAGCGCGTGATGGACGCTCGACGCCGAATGCTCGATCTGGCCGACCCTCAGGTTAGGGCAGGAATTCCTCCACCTAGTTTACGGAAAACTTTAAGAAACTGGTGGGATCGCACCGGATACCAGGAGCCACCAAACTTCAGGGCCATGCCAAGAATGAACTCCGGGCCTGAGGCGACACCATATCCACGGCCTCCGTGGCTCAATATGCGGAACTGGATGGACACCGGCGAGCGAGGGCCGCTTCCATTGCAGTCATACCGCCCCGGGGGTTATCCAGCTCCAGCCAATCCGCAGATGCCGGAGGCATACGACACCTTGACCTCAGGTGGCGCATTGGCATGACGCGCCATGAGTTTCGAGGAATGGTATGACCAGCATTTCGGGTCAGCCGACCCAAATGTAGTCAAAGCCGGAAACATCGACCTTGGCGACCGTCCGGCGGTCTACAACGAAGACGGCACGGTAAGCACCGAAAGATCGTTCTCCATCGGAGACGAGTATGGCCGCGAAACCCTGATCCCTCAGGTTGTCGGCGGGAAGATGCTCAGTAAGAAAGACGCCATTAAGCACTATCGGGAGACAGGAGAGCACCTTGGAATCTACAAGGATATTCCCACGGCCAACGCTTACGCCGACGCGATTCACAACCGGACTCCGAGGCTCGACACACCGGAAACATTTCCGGCAGGAAACCTTTTTCAGTCCGTCCGGGACTTGCCGGGATGGGCGGCCTATCGAATGTATCGCGGTGCCACCCGCAACGACTTGCCCGGGGAAGGCCCAAGCGCGCGGGAGCAGGAAGCTGCCGGTGTTATTCCACCGCCGTACCAGCGGGGATCATTCAGTGTTGATAACGCCCGCGCCAACCTCAGGGACATAAAGAATGCGATTCTACCACCGGGGTTCTCAGTCCAGCGTGGACTTGATAGTGCCTTAGCTCCAGCCAAATGGTTGTTCAACGAAGTTCGGCAGGGCGTGTTACCCGATGAAGCCATCGAGGAAATCAAACGCAATCCCTATTCGCCTCGCTCCATTGAGTACATGACGCAGGCCGCCATCAGTCTAAGCGGCGGTAAAGGCGGCAGGGAAGTGCCGATGGGGCCAAGACCTGTGCCACGACGGGTATGGGATATGTGGAATCCCACAGATCATCCCGGGGTAAAGGTGGATGAGATGGGAAATCACTACGAGGCAACCGGCACCCATTACGATAAGGCCACGGGCGAATCTCACATTGTCGTTAAGCCAACGGCTCCCGTTCCGCCACCTGAAGGAACATCCACTGGCATAAGTCCCAAGGAAGCACCACCAGGTACTGACCTCTTAAAGAAAACCATCGGTGATGCCTACGACGCGGCGGGTAAATCGTACAATCCCACGACATGGGAAGAACTAACACCGTGGCAGAAAGAGTGGTTTGAGAATCAATGGAAGCTAGGTAACAGCCCATCCATGAAGGATGTGCCAGCCGAAGGAACAGGATTCGGGTCAGGGTTAGTTAAACCTGAAGACTGGCAGGATAATCCTTTCCAGAAGTTTATGGAAAAGACGTACCCCGGAGGAACGAGCGGGCCGTTTCCAGACCCTGAAACGCTTCCACCGGGTGAACTGTCTAAGCCATCTGAGCCTCTGAAGCCAGAACCTGGCAGCGCGATGGATGACCTTCAGAAGTCGCAGGAGTTACAAAAGGCGGTGGAAGACTGGAAAAAGAAACATGGCGGGCTAAATCCATTTGAGCCACCGCCGTCAGTCGGAGACGATTTTCCGGAAATGCCACCCGGTGTTACGCCTGAAGATTACTGGAACCAAAATAAACCGGAAGGTGCAGGAAAGTACTGGGACAACCTCAATGACCCGAAATACTGGGATAGGAAGGACTCAGGGCCGCTCACAGGCCAGGCATGGGCGGATATTTATGCTACCCCGGATGTGGAGTTCACGGTTGGGCCTAAGAAGCCAGCGGAACCCGGGACTCCGGAGTACCTGGACGAGACGCTCGACATCTTTAAGAACTTTGCTGACAAGTATGGCGTTGAGCCTTATTCTCCGCCACCATCCGATTATCCCTCTGGAACGATACTGCCACCAGACCCAGGAGAATCACCGGCTGATTGGTGGAAACGGTACACCTATCACAGAACGTGGCATCATCCTGGTGATAAATCATTCCCTGAACCTCCAACTGGGCCTACAAAAACGCCAAAGCCGCCAGCAAACTGGGACGACCTTTCACCAGAGCAACGGCAGGCTTGGTTTGACCGCTGGAAACCGCCAGAGCACGGCGGGAACAATCTCTAAACAAAAAGGGCGGCAGGTACACCGATGAACCTACCGCCCAGTTTCGTCTCACTTCATCTACGATGAACACTTAACCTGAGGCGAAAAATAAATCTGAAAAAAAGTTTGTCAACACATCCGGAAACGTGTTTAGTGCGTTTCCATGCACGTAAGGAACACTTCGCTCCAACCTTCCGGTGGGTGCTCTGTGTGTATCTCATGCGACAAGTGTGACCTACGTGCAAAGCACGGAGTACCCACCGGAGGGGTGGCGCATGTCTGAGATTCAGGGAGCGTTCTTTCAGGAATGCACCCATCCGCACAAGGTCGTTGTAGCGGAAAAGCGCGGGCCGCACACAGCCAAGCTGGTTTGTAAACACTGCAAGAAATTCTTCCAGTGGGTGCCATCCGCTGAGAACGTCCAGCAGCGCAAAGAGAACACTGAAATTTTAACTGCGCTCGCCAAGCTGGAGCTGCCAGCATGGGAGCGCGAATTCGTGAGGACACTCGTCACTCACAGAAACATCAGTCCCAAGCAGCAGACGAAGCTACTTGAGCTGCGGGACATCTACCTGAAAGACAAGAGGACTCACGTATGACCGTATCCATGGTGAAACGCTGTCACCAGACCGAAACCAGCCCCATCACGTTTGAGGAAATCTGGTCGGTCACACGCAACGGAGATCACGGACTCAAAGAGAAGATCACGCAAATACGTAACCGCTACGAAGCTGAACGGGATATAACCGGAGATGCGGTGAAGGCCAAGAAAGCTGTGGCCGACCTGAAGATGGAGCTGCCGGGATTCCTGCCTTCGGGGACGTTCACCACGCGCAACAATAACGCTCTGGTGGAATACTCCGGAATCCTGTGCGCCGATCTGGACTCCCTTGGTGACCGGTTGACCGCCATCAGGAACACGCTCAAGGACATGCCGTTTGTCCGGGCTATCGCGCTGTCGCCATCAGGAGACGGGCTGAAGGTTTTCTTTAACGTCATTAACGATCCACTCAGGCATGAGGACTCGTTCCGAAACATCAAAATAGGCATCCGGGAGAGCCTGGAAGTGGATATTGACGAAAAGTGCAAAGACCTGGCCCGAATCTGCTTCTTTACGTACGATCCTGACCTTTGGGTCAGAATGGACGGCAACGAGATATTTCCGCCTGCGGAGCCGTTGCCCCGGGGTAGGACATTTGTAGGAAACGCTCCGCATGATCCTACAAGTCTGACGTCAGCCGACGTCAACTCGCGCGAGCAGATCGCGTTCAGGCTCCTTGGGGAATTGCGGCCCGCGCCGGAGAAGGGCGGCTTCTTCGTGGCTTGCCCCGGGGTTGGCTTCCACACCAACAAGAGCGGGGATAAGCACACCATTTTATTTCTGGAAACTGTCCCTACATTGCATTGCCAGCATTTGAGTTGTTCCCATGTTGTTGAGTCCTTCAACAAGGTGCTCCGCTCGGAAATCGCCAAAGCCGAGTTTCGGCCCGAGCCGCCGAAAGACCCGTTTGGGAAGAATGGAGCGGCAGTCGAGGACGACACCAAAAAAGAAGACGAATGGGCGGAATCCCTTGGTAAATCGTTCGTTACGTCGAAAGAACTGAAGGGACTCACCATCGTCCCGAGGAAGAAACTCATGGACGAGTGGTTCCGCGAGGGCGATTTGGGTTACATCTTCGGATTCCGTGGAGTGGCCAAAACATGGTTTGCCCTTGGACTGAGCACCGCGTTATCCACAGGGGCGAAATTCGGGGAATGGCCAGCGCACGAAGCCGTGGAAGTGGCCTATCTGGATAGCGAAATGCCAGCCGAGGACATTCGTTCCCGCGTCCTGGGGCTTGGATTGGACGAAAGCGAGCATTTCCACCTTCTGAACCATGAGCTGCTGTTTGAGCGCACCGGCAAGGTGGTCAACGTCAACAACATCGTCATCCAGAAGGCGATTACGCGCTATTGCATCCTGAACCGGATTCAGGTGCTGGTCGTGGATAACCTTTCCACGGCGGCCTACGGCATGCGGGAGAATGAGGCCGATAGCTGGGAGCAGATGAATCGCTGGCTGCTTGAGTTACGGCGCGAGAAGATTTCCGTGGTCATCGTCCACCACGCGGGCCGCGCGGGCAACATGCGCGGCACTTCCAAGCGCGAGGATGCGGCATTCTGGATCATTCAGCTCGATGACGCCAAGAAAGACTCCGACGACCGCAATGGCGCGCGGTTTATCACCCGATTCACTAAAGCCAGCCGGAACACCCAAACGGACGTTCCAGCCTACGAATGGCACTTCCTGACCGACTTCGCCACCAACGAAGTGTCCGTAACCTGCAAGAAAAGCGAGGGATTGGCCGTATTCCATGCCGTGCTGGAGTCCGGAGTCACCAAACCCAGTGAGATCGCCAAAGTGATGGGAATTCAGGATTATCAAGTTTCCAGGCTCGCCAAGAAAGCCATCGACATGGGGTGGTTGGAAAGAGCCAGCCGAGGCGAATACCGACTGGTTGAAATTAGCCCATCATGACCACACTCTTGCAAACATCTTGCATCAACTCTTGCAGTAGGAGAGGCCAGTTCTTGCGTTCTAGCAGCCTATACTGTTGTGCAAGATGCAAGAACTCAGTTATCGTTCATTTTCAACGCTTTATGAGCCTAAGCCAAAAAGTCCGTCTTGCACTCTTGCAGGAGAGCCGTTTTGCACTCTTGCATAGTTCTTGCATCTACGCATAAAACGTAAAATGGTGTTGAACCAAATTCCTACGGAATGACCCCCACCCCCACAATTCTAATAGGGGATGCGGCGGAAATCCTTTTGACGCTGCCTGACCGGAGCGTTCAAATGTGCGTTACGTCGCCCCCATACTACGGCCTCAGGGATTACGGTGATCCGCGCCAGCTCGGAGCTGAAGCCTCACCGGAGCTGTACATCATGCGGCTTGTCGAAATCAGCCGGGAGATTCGCCGGGTTCTCAAGGACGACGGCACCTTCTGGCTGAACCTTGGAGATTCCTACTACAACTACAGGCCCGGGGCTGGGCAGGCACTGGTCAAGCAGACCGTTTCGTCAAGTGGACAAGACCTTCCCCAGCTTTGTCCACGGCGGGGCAATGTCCTTTCCGGTTTCAAAGAGAAAGACAGGATGATGATTCCGGCGATGACTGCCATAGCCTTGCGGGGCGATGGCTGGTGGCTGCGGGACGAGATCGTGTGGCACAAACCCAACCCGATGCCGGAGTCCGTGACCGACCGCACCACCAAGGCGCACGAATTCATCTACCTTTTGACCAAAAATCAGGACTACTACTACGATGCCGAGGCGATCAAGGTGCCGTATTCACCGGCAACCATGCCGCGCATGGCGCGCGGCGTCAGCGATCACCACAAGAATGTTGACGGTGCCCCGGGGCAGACGCCACATTCAATGAACCAGCCTCGCCTCCACAGTGACTACAGCGGGCAGGCTACGAAGGATTACGAGCTGGCACTCGCGCAGAATCCCAGTGATTCCAAGCGGCGTATCGAAGAATCCATCCTCAATGGCACGGGCGCGAACAAGAAAAGCGTGTGGACTGTGGCCACTTCACCCTATCCCGACGCTCACTTCGCCACCTATCCTCCCGACCTTATCAAGCCCTGCATCCTGGCGGGCAGCAGGTATGGCGACACGGTGCTTGACCCTTTCGGCGGGCGAGGTACAACGGGCGAAGTGTGCATTGAACTGGGAAGGAACGTCATCCTGATAGAACTGAACCCCAAGTTTGCCGCGTTGTGCGAGCACAGTGTCAACACCACGCCGGGTCTGCCCTTCCTATGAGCCGCAACAAGCCTGCCGCCTACCATGCCGCCAAAAAGAAGATGAAGCTGGAACGCCTGGTGGAAAAGTATTATGGGAAGCTGGCATTGTTGCAGGCATGGGAAGGCAGACGAGATGCCGACCCTGCTTACATCAGAGAATTGAAAGTGAAAGTCAGAATGTACAAAAACGACCTTACCTACCGAGGACACGACGATGTTAGTGATATACCCGTTTAGCATAACCGATGAAGATCAGGCGTTGAAGAACGCTGAGTGGATTGCGGAGCTGGGGCCATATAAGAACCATGACATCGTTATCCTGTCCGACCGGCGATGCGACATTGGCATTTCTCAGGGAATCGTTGACGCGCTGACTCCAGTTTTCAAACACGCCCAACACCAGATCGCTCCGGCTGACATAGACGGGTGGCCGCAGGGAGCCAACTATATGTTCGGCTACAGCACCTGCATGATTGCGAACAACCCGCACGAATGGCCTTACTTCCTGTGGCTGGAGCCGGACGCCATTCCCATGAGGCGGGGCTGGCTTGACGATCTGGACGCGGCATACCAGCGGGGCGGAAAGCCTTTCATGGGCGAGAAGGTTGACCTTGGAGAGAAGCGACCCGACGTACCAATCCATATGTCCGGGGTAGGCATCTACCCCAACCCGATTGTGAACTACGCCGGTGAATGCTCCCGAGCGCACGACGTCGCGTGGGACATCGCCGCCAAGGATCAGATCCTGCCCAAGTGCCACTTCACAAAACTGATTCAGCACTACTGGAAGCATGGAACTTTCATCAACCTGAATCCTATCAGGGAAGAAACCGTGCTGTTTCATTCTTCAAAGGACGGGAGTCTCATAGATGTCCTTCGGAAGCAGGCTGCACCGGGCCTTAATCAAAACTCTGTCCCGACAGAACCGACGAGTGATAAGTCCTCGCGCGAAGAAATCGGAACTCGGGCGGTGCAGCCTTCCATTAAGAAACTTCGTGACGGAACATGGGTTTTGGAGAACGATACGATCAGCGGCCAGATCATAGACACAGGACGCCTTGATTTTGATCCCCTCATTCCTCACATCCTCAAACTCATCAGACCCGGTGATACCGTGGTTGATGCTGGTGCTTTTATTGGGGATCATACTGTTGCGTATGCTGACGCGGTAGGCAAAGAGGGCGAAGTCTACGCCTATGAACCAAACCCAGTGGCGTTCCAGTGCCTGGTTCATAACACCAACGGCATGTCGAACGTCTTCGGGTTCTGCCACGCACTGGGAGCGCAGGATGGTGTAGCCGGTCTGGTGGGAGAGTGGCCCGCAAACTTCGCCTCGCATTTCATTTCCCATAACAACTCCGAGCATGGCCCGGTCATACAGGTCAGGCGACTGGACATTGACGCGGCCCTGTTTCACCGGCTTGACCTTATCAAGATAGACGTTGAGGGCTACGAGCTGAACTTGCTTAAGGGCGCGGAACAAGTCATCGAAAAATTTCACCCCACAATGGTGATTGAGATTAACGAGATTGCCCTCAAGCGACAGAACGCCACCGCCGAAGACGTCATCAGCTGGGTGGTTCGCCATGGATATGAAGTGAGCGTTCTTCATCGCCATGGCGAGGGTGTTCCCTTCTACGACATTCTAGCTTTGCCAGCGGCAAAACCACCGGAGGATGTCAGCAGCACGGCTGCCCATGCACCGAATCAGTTCGTGACTGCTCCTCCAGTGGTGCCGACTGTTAAGGAAGAAATCGAATGGCACGTTGGAGTGCTGAAACAATTCTGTGAAAACTCACCACAAACCAAGGCTATCGTTCATCAGAAACTGGTGTATGCTGGTCTTAGAAAACCTAACAACACAAAGAAACATGCCTCAAAAACTCATCGCACAACCAACGGGCAACGTAGGCCCGCTGCTGAAGAATGCCAAACCTGATGGAACGTGGGATTACAAACCCTTAAGCCGGTTGAAGCCGGTAGGTAAAATCTCCATCCGTCGCTGGGACGTCAGGCCATAGCTCGTAGAGATAGTTCCGGGCTTTGTCACCGGAATTGTGTTCGATGTCGGGATTGATTTGCTTGGCCAGCGCGTAACCGCACTCGCCACTGGTGTAATCAGGGCCAATCTCTCCGACCACGCCTTCCTTTACCACCTTCGTTATCAGGTTGGTAACACGGCCACGGCATCCCATAACAACCCCGGGCAGCTTGGCCCGAACCTGTGGAGGGACGACAATGTATTTGTCCACATCGGCGTTCAGGTATTTGCCGCCCTGTATACCGCCGGAATAGTATGCGGTCTGCGATTGGTGGTGCTGATCTCCATGCGATGGCCCGCTGCCATCGTTGCAAATATCCAGGTCACTTTTGAATTTGCAGTACGTTCCTTCCTTGTTCCTGTAGAAGTTCACCCCATCAATGGTGAGGAAAATATCCACATTTTCTTCTTCCACTTCCGGAGCTGCTGCTTCCTTGGGAACGGTGATAACAAGTACGTCCCCGGCTTTGAGTGTTATGTTCTTTGTCATTAGTGTCGTCCTCTGTGTGGTTTCCTCGACGGTGTTTTCACATGCGAGGAATAAGTATTCACGCTTGCCCCGAAATTTTCAAGCACAGCTATTGCCACTCCGGCAGCCAGTCCATGCTCCACGGTGGCCTTGTAAATGTCCATGCCGTTCAGCGGCAGCACTAGGCCACCCAGCTCCCCGGCCCATGTGGCAGGTTCTCCGGTCACCTTCTGGCCAGCCTGCGCGTTAAGTATTGCCGAAGGTACTGGCGCAAACTTGGTTCGCAGGAAATCCCACACAACACCGGGAAGATTTCTTGCAGTGAATGGCCGACCCGGCCCCTGCTTGAGCGAAACTATCTGCCCTGATGAAGTTTTGGTGTTATGCGTCCCGAACCGGCTCATGATTGTCAGTGTCTGTGCCAGTCCCGCCAGCAGGTCAATGCGGGTGTTGCCAATCTTGATCTTCCCGAAGTCGGTGGAGAGAGGGTTCTTCTCGATGCTGACTCCAGCCTGCTTTCCGAGCATGTTAATCAACCCGTAAACCACTGAGTACCCCACCAGTGTCCTGCCATACTCCCATGCGATGGCTTTCCTGACAGCGGCATCCTTGGCGTAACGAAGTGGCTGGAAGGTCAACGCCTGAAAGCGCGACATCACATACCGTGGGGCGAAGAACAACTCGTTGAGTGCCGCTATGCCTCCGGCGTACTGCTCCGGTATGTGGCCGCGCCCGGTGAAGACATTGATGAAATTGGAAAGTCCCTTGGCCTGATCCAGCGTGAGCTGCGCCCCGGCCTTCTCTGCAACTGAATCCGCCATGACGTCAAAGGTATCCGCACGCAGCCGGTTCAGGAAATAAACGTAGGCGCGCTGGCTGTGGTTAAGCAGCGGGATTTTGTCCACCCACGCGCTCATGTAGGCTTCTTCCAGCTGTGACATCTTGGGATTCTTGATGTCGGTCAGGCCGAGCTTGGACTGCTGGTACAATGGAGCATTGGGACGCTCCCTGATGTCCTGCATCAGCTTGAAGTAATTAAAATCACTCTTGGCGGAACTGAAGGTGTCCTTCATCAGTCCAAGGGAACGCAGCGGATGACCGGAAAAGAGTAGCCCGCCCTGCCGGAGCAGCGCGCTGGTCAGGTCAGCGGTCATGATCGACCGGGACACGCCAGCCACGTTGCGGTAAAAACGGAACGTCTTCTGGAGCTTATTCTGGTGCTTCAACACCTGATTGAAGACCGTTTCATCCAGTGCCTGCTTGGCCTTGAAGACGTCCTCCTGCCTGTGGCGCACCTGCCCGACGTCGCCGCCCTTGCCCTGACCGGGCCGCCATCCTGAGCTGACCTTTTCCCGCTCCAGTGCAGCCTGCGCCCTGCCCAGCTTGGCCACCTTGCGCGTGAGGTCTGCCGTCTCCGCCGGAGTCACGGGTTCTCCCTGCTTGGCGATTGCCAGCTTCTGCTCCATGGCCGGAACGTCGTAGTCCTTGGCCCTGAACTGATGCCATTGTAACTGGTTGGCCTTGCCACGGATTTTGTCTCCATTATTGGTGGCCTCCTCCATCTGCCGGATTCCGTTGTCGGCCTTTTCAAAATCAGCCGCCGCGCTGGCCCTCTCACCCGGTGTAATCTTCGCGTTCAACGCCACCTTGCCCGCCTGATCGCGCGAATTGGCGAGCAGCCCCCTTCGATCCACAACTGCCTGCTCCTCGATGGGATCGAGATGTGTTCGCTCACCTGTTCCCAGCTCCTTGACCAGCCTGTCCGGGTAATAAGGGTTGGCTGCCGTTCTGGCACGCGCCTGAGTTTGAATATCCTCCCGTGACAGCACCGGCCTTGGTTCATTTGCCGCTATGAAATCGTTGGCCGCGCCATTGTCGCTGAACACTCCAAGATGCTGGCCCGTGTCCCTGTAACGGGAAATGGCCTGCGGGACAGTGAGCGGATGACCGGCTTCATCCACGGTGGGAATGACCACGCTGCCTCTTTCATTCCGGATTGGAATCGAGCGTACGGCGGGCGCATCATCATTGTAAACCGGTGCCCGAGTGTTGTAGTCGATGTTGCCGCGCTCGACCATGCCCGGGGTATCATTGACGCGAGGGCCGTAATTGGGCTTGGCCTTTGGCTCGGCAATCATGCCGGGTTCGGACGGCGGCCTTGCCTGCGCGCGTGATTCCGGCCTTGGTGCTTCCACTGATTCCACTGGTAGGCCGGGGCCGGGACGAGCTGCTCCACCGGCGGCAACTTCTTCAGCTCCGGCTGCCTGCCGTTGCTGCTGGTCGCTGGGCGGTGCTGGCGGGGGAGGCAGTTTTTTGGGTGGAGGTTTCAGCGAGGTGGGAGGAGGCTTCTCCACTTTGCCGCCCGTCATCGACGGATTGCCCTGTGCATCCACGTAAACCCATCTGCCATTGACGAATGTCTTCTGTCCAGTGCGTTCAAAGGATGGTTTCCAGAAAGCGGTAGTGTCGGTCTTGGGTTCTCCCCCAGCCGGTGGAGCGTCCTCAGGGAGAGGCTGGGTTGACCGGCCAGGTAATCCATACTCCTGACTGTTGAAAGTGGCCCGCAGGTCGCGCTTCCACTGCGGCATATCCTTCTCGTTGTCCAGAAGGTATTGACCGATGTTGGCGACGGCGGTTGAGCCTTCTCCCTGCGCCGAGGGCGCGCGGTTGGTTGCCCCGAAGCGCACCGTGCCTCCGGCATACAATCCATCCATAGGGACGTTGGTTTTCGCTCCGGTGAACCCGACGTTCTCCCTCTTGAGAACCTGTAACTTGTCATTGGTTACGATTGCTCCAAAGGGTTTCACCTTACTCCTGAGTGCCGCAGCGGGCATAAAATCAGAGGCTGGAATACCTCCCATGAACTGCGCCAGCGTGTCAGCTTTTACGGTTGCGGCTTCGGTTACCGGATTCTTGTCGGAATCCAGTTTTACGGAGCCATCGGCATTGGTGATTGTTTTACGGGTATGTGCAATCACCCTGTTCCCATTCGCATCACTGGGAGCTTCTATGGAAACTATCTGTTCATAAGGATGCAGCACCAGTTTCTTATTTTTAATGGCATCTTCCAGTCGGGGTCGAAGGTAATCGCTGGCCTCCGGAATCCCACTCCTGTAAATAACATGCACCGGGCCAGCTCCTGATTCGGCGGCTGATAGCGCGCCCTGAATTGACGAGTTCGCTCCGCCGAGAAAAATAGCTGACCCTTCCTTGCCAGCGGCTTTCGCTTTTCTCATGGCGGAAATCGCGCCCGTGGCCTTGTCGTAGATTTTAACCCCGCTTTCGTCTCCCGGAGTTCCGGTCACGCCACGCTCGGTAACGATCTTATTATTAGAGTCCACAATATCGAAAGGCAGGCCGCGTCCCCTCACGCCGGTGGCAACCAGGATGGTTCTGCCAGTAAATGTTTGACCTCCTTCTCCATTAGGGCCAGGCCCAAGAGTTCTGATCGTCCACATTTTAGTCACCGGGTCTTGGACAGGCTCACCTGCAATGCCGCGAACCTTTTCAAACTGCGCTCCCATCCGCATGGCCCGCTGGCGGCTGTTCAGGGCCACGCTTGCTCCCATGTCACCGAAGGGATTTGTTCCCATGGTGTTCTCAAGGACAGTTTGATTGGTGGCACCGCCATAGTCAGGGCCGGACTCCAGAACGGTTACGTTGTGTCCTTCCGCAGAGGCGGAAATTGCTCCCTGTAGTCCCGTGTTTCCGGAACCAAGGATGATTACATCCTGATCCTTACCCCCGGGCAGCTCGGACTCCAAGGCACGCTGCTGCTTGCGGATTTCTATCTGCCGCTCCACGATGGGCTGCTGCTTGTCCCTGTTGCCGGAGAGTTTCACGCCCTCGTTGTCCAGCCTGCCCCATTCGGCCTCCAGTGCCTGGTAAGTCTTCCACTTGTCGGGAGATAAAAGTTTCTCAATGGGTGCATCATGCGTGTCCGGAGTGTCCGGCGGCGATTCCTTTAGCGGCGTGGTGTTCTCCTTTGTAGCCGGAGGCGGAGCCTGCTTGCGCTCAAACGGCGTCATGTCCACGCCCTTTTTAGTGAGGTCGTTGTAGTCCGACTCCATCATGCTCTGCATGGTGTCGGGAATTGGCTGACCGCTGTCCCTGAGAGCAGTCGCTTCCTGCATTCGCTTAATGGCGTTCTGGGTCGGGACATCATATACCCAGATCGGCCCCATCCCCATGTCTCTTTGCTCAAGACCGCTTGCCTTGGCCTGGTTATCCTCGGCTTTCTGCCTTTCTTCGTGCGCTTCCTTGAGAGTTTTCGCTACGAAAAGCGGAGGGATATTCCGCTGCCTTTTGTCAACAATGTTGTAAGTGCCATCGGCATTTGCCTCAATGGCGATGTCAGGGCCAGCGGCGGTTTTAGCCGTTGCGGCTTGTGATGCCTGCTCTGACTTGTCAGCCTGCTTCTTGTTCAGGTAATCTGCCTGCGCCTGTGCGCGTTCCTGACCCTGATCCCCGGTGAACCGGCCTTCATCCAGGTCAGGCGGGTCACCCTTTTTTACTACCAGCCAGACACCCTGTTGCTTGATGACACCGTATTGTCCTACCGGGACTTCCGCCGTTGCTCCAGTGCTATCGCCACCATCTGCTGGTTTGCTTTCAGTTGTCCGAACTTTTTCAGCGTCCGTTGATACTGCGGCCCCTGCCGCAGCTCCTTCAGATTTTGTTTCATCACCTGTTTGCTCTGTCCCTGTTTTAGCGGCATCTGCTGGTTCTCCTTTTTTTGGTTTGTAGTAACGGGTTTCGTTTCTTATCGGATCATGGACTGCGATAATGTCTCCGATCTTGACCTGTGCTTCGACGTCAGCGGGGATGTCCGACCCTTTAAGTTCAACCATCGTCTCACCGACTGATTCACCGGGCGGCTTCTCCTCGTTGGGAGTGGTGTACTTAACCCCGGGTCTTTCGCGGGTGAACGCCAGCGGCGGCACGATGTAGCCCTTGCCAGGAAGTGGCACCGGTTGGAAAGACGTAGTAGGGAAGGCTTTCTTGGCTGCCCAATGCGCTCCCGGAACTAACAACGCGGCGTCTTCCCATGCCGTCTGGGCTGACTCCGCTGGTGAAAGCTGGTTCGTTGCGGCCCGCCAGTTCTTCTTTAGAAAATCTATCCCCCCGGGCGCAAACTCAGCACCCAGGAATGCCAGTCCAGCTGGTGGAAACAGGGCAGTTGCTCCCAGCTCCAGCAGGCCACGCGGGGAGGTGACAAAATCACTCAGGGCAGCTCCGGTATTGGCAGCCCCTCTTGCTTGCGTCTGGACAAAGTTTCCGGTTTCCGGAGTTTTTCCGAACAGGTATTGCGACCACACTGGAGCGTCAGCACCGCCCGGTCTGGGAAACGGGCCTGCCACTGGCCGCCCTGTTAGCTCCATGATGTTGCCGAAGTTCACCTGATCCGCAGACGCACCCGGCACAAAGTTCTTCCTGGCCAGAGCGACTTCAGGGCCAGGCTGAGTCAGGAGCTTGTTCAGGAACGACCCCGGATCGCTCATTATGTTTATTGCCTTGTCTGTCTCCGGGGTGCTTGGCGGAGAAGGAGAAGGCGACATCCCTTGTGGCGGGGATGCCTGTGGAGGCGGAGACGAACCCGTCGAGGGTTGTGGCCCGAGATCAGATAAATCTACATCCCGTCCCTGACCACCGGCCTGTGATTCAACTGGCGGCGGGCCGAGGTCGGAAAGATCAGGATCACTGTTGGTCTGTGATGACTGTGAGACCGGGGTCACGTTCCTTTGCCTCCTGAAGTTTGTTGGCGTAAATCGGCATCTGCTTTCCGGAAGATGTCCTGACCGTCACCACACCTCCTGAAGCCGGAACAACACCGATGTCGGGATGGTTAATGGGTGCAGCCATGTTTTTCCAACGGGCATCCAACTCTGCCCGTTTCTGCTGGAAAGAGTTTATCGTTCCCATGTCCACCTTGGCCAAGACATTACCGTTGACGTCCTTGATTATCTTCCTGCCGGTTGGCGTTGCGCCATAGCTGGTGCCAAGGTATCCGCCCACCTTCTCGTCCTCCAGGTCTTTCGGACTCATGTACCAGTTCTTGTTCTGTAGCAGGGCATTTCCGCCACCGAGCGTTTGCCCGATGTTGTCATTGAACAGCTGTTCGTCCGTTTTCAGGGCGCGATAATTCTGGTCGCGCACCGTGTTGGCCTGACGCATCAGGTTAGCGGCTGCCGTCTGAATAGCGGCTGACGTACCGGGTAGTTTTCCCCACTCTGACTGAAGTTTCAGAATGTCCCGTTCGTACGGCGGCGTGCCTGGCTGGCTATCAAGCAATGAAGCTGCCTGATTGAACCCGGCGGTGGCTTCTGCCTCGTTCCTTTTGAGTGAGTCCTGGTTATCAAGCCTTGTTTGCCTGATCTGAATCGCCCAGTCCCGGTTATCCTGCGCCCTGTCCCTGTCCTTGCCAGCTTCAATGTCTTTTGCCTTGTCCCAGTTCAGCCGGTCGTAAAACTCCTTCATCTGGGTGTCCTGCTTTTCCTTATCCCACTGGAATTTTGCTTCCCTCATTGCGTTCTCATGCTGCATCTGTGAAGCGCGAAGATTGTACTGAGCTAACTGGTTTTCGTAGTACTGCTGTTTGGCATTGTTATTGGCGTGAGCCTGCCAGGCGTTTGTTCCTTCCCGGAATCCGGACATGACGGCTCCCGCGATGTCGGGTGACGCCACTGTGGGTATTTGAACTGATGGTGAGAATTCGTTAGCCATGTTAGATGTTTCCTCCCGGGATGTTTAAGTATCTTTGATTGGGATCATACCCTGGTTGATACGAAATGGGATTGTATGACCCGCCTGCCGGGTTGACGGAACTGGGCGGCGGGACTGAGTTAAATGAGTTAGGAGGCGGCGGGTAGTACAGGCTGCCATCCGGATTGGTCTGGAATGGAGTCGCGTTATACTGGATGGTGGCGTTCGCACCACTGTCACTGCCGCCTATCTCATACGGCTGTCCGGTAAGTTTAGCCCACTGTCCCGAAATGCTGTCGCTAGAAGGGACACTCTTGATTGCTGATGCACCTGTCTGGGCTGAATTCATTGAGTTACCAGCTCCAAAGCCGCCTCCCGCGTACGCACCAAGAATGCTTCCTGCCAGTCTCCCGCGATCAGCCCATGCCGGGTCTGGTTGGGCATTCTCGATTGCCTTTTGCAATTTTGCATCACGCTGGGCCGCATACTGTTTCGCCATGAAGTCGGTGTACCACTGCGGGCTGTAAAGATATGCGTTCTCAGGCAGCATGGTGCCCTTGGCTATCTGCTGCCATCTCTGTGTTGCGTTGCCACCGGCGGCAGCGGCGTCTATCCCGGCTTTCTGGTAATCCAGTAGCCCGCCCGGGCCAGCGAAGAAATTACGAATCTGGTTCGCTCCTCCTGCGGCTGGATTCCAGAACCCCATTCCGCTTGTCAGGTTCTGCTGCGCCCCGAATCGTCGCAGGGCGTCCTGAGCTTCCGGTGGAATGTCTCCCTTCTGCCATGCCAGCGCGTTCTTTTCTGTCTGGAGAGCATTCTCTCCACCGGCAGCCAGCAGACCGGGAAGGTCAAATCCCATCTCGCTAAACTGGTTCTGCTGGAACAGCTGGCTGAGTTGCTGAATCTCCGGCCAGTCGGTGATCTCCCCGTTGAGGAGCCTTTTAAGCATTTCATCGGGATCGGTTTTCTTAAAATCCGGAACCTTGACCTTCGTACCATGAATCAGTGTTGATAATGACATATTTTAGCTCCCGTAACCGCCGACATCGCCCAGTCCAAAACCATAGGTCTGGATATGGACGGTGTGCCTGATTCCTGACAGGTAATTTTTGAGTTCCTTGTCCAAAATGTCCAAAGCCTGCTGCTGATCCACCTGTGCCAGCTGGGCAATCTGAGGATTAGGATTCTCCTCTTTCATTTTGGCTGACACCATCAGCCTCAGGGCTTCGTAATTCCTGATAACCATCAGGTCACCAGGTTCTTTCAAGACCCATTTCAATTTACAGACTGCGGTGAATGAAGTCCCAACGTCGCAGCTGGCGATCAGTTTGTAAGCCCTGCGCGGAGCGTTAAACCCGGGCTGCAACTTGTTGCCTTGGTCAATCAGCATGGAACAGCCCGGAGCACCGCCAGGCCCGTTCTCCAGAAACTGAAAGAACTGGCTTCTGATGGGGATAGGCCGTCCACAAAGATCAACCGCCAGAACCGATTCCACGCTGGTGGGCATGTAAAGGAGGCCGCCAAGCACCGTCCCGTGGATGGTAACCACGGTGTCTTTCCAGATGCCGCGCTCCATGAGCCTGCGCTCGGCCTGCTGGATTGTCCATGTAAGGTCACGCTTGGACATGCGGAGAGCTTCCGGGAGATCGAGCGCGATCTGGGCGCGCACCCAGCCCAGCGTGTTTTCCCTGAAGTTCACAATGTCCTCCAGATACCCGGACTTGCGGTGCATGTAGTTGCGGGGATCGAAGATGTGCTTCTTGACCTCGGCCTGAAGGATGTCCATCCCGCTCTGCCGGTACTTCTGGGCCTCGTCCGGGGAGTTGTTCTCGTAACGCTCGATGGAAAGGATGATGCACTTAATGGCCTCGATGTTCTGGATGATGAGGTAATCCTCGTCCCCCTTGAGCGGGAGGTAACGCTTCGCTCCGGTCACCTGGATAACTGCATTGGCCGGGTTGAGGCCGGGGTAGAAGTAGATTCTCCTGACATCCTCTGGGTCTTCAGGGTTTCCGTTCAGGCCGAAGTCCAGCAGCGGGTTGTCCATGGCCGAAGCGGGATCGAGATACGCCGACTGGCTCACGATCTCATACCAGACCTGAGTGGTGTCCTTCTTGTTATAGGCAGCGGTCGAGTCTGCGGGAGTCAGCGGATGCGCCTCAATGATGTTCTCCATGTTCGGCGGGAGCACCAGGAAACGGCTTATGGCGGTGATGTTACAGACCATCATGCCACCAACAGGGATCATGTAATCCATGATGATTTTCGTGGCCTCGTTCAAACGAACCAGGACACGCGGGTCATCAAATCCCACGCCATTGTCCACGATCCCTGCGATCATGGGGGCAACGTCCTTGAACTGCATTCCCCCGGGTATGGGAAGGAAAGCCTGCGGCGGCGGGAACACAATATCCGCCATCTCTGCTGTGTCTGGTGATGTAATCATGTTCGGTACCCCAGGAAGATTATCCAAGCCAAGGCGACAAATGGCGGGATGATGCTAATAGGATCAGGAGTTGTATTACCGCCTGTCGCTTGAACGGGAACGGCTATATTTTTGGTCGGGTCACCAATAGCCACTTTGCCAAATAAGGGCTTGGTTCCATCGAGTGTTTCTCCTCCACCTGGCGTAATTCCATATCGGCCAACCTCAAACTGCCCAATGTCACCAGCGGTATCCTTGAACATATTAGCCGCAGCCAGTGTGACATCTTTCTCTCCACCAACGTGCTTTCCCGTGTCGTCGCCAATCCAGCTCACCCATTCGTTGTCCACATAACCGGAGTGGCCCTCGTTGTTCATATGCGCTCCAATCATGAACTGGTCGCTGTAATCCGGTGCGCCATCGTTACCGTTGCACAGATGCCAGCCATCGTATTCGCCGCCCACATTCCCCCATCCAGTGGAGTCGAAGTCGGTGCCGGGGTTTCCGTTGTAGCCACGGATTTCGTTCATCATCCCGTTGTAGATTCGCCGCCATGTGCCGTTCCAGTGAACCTTGATGGCAATCGGGCGGCCCTGTGAATCCAGCTGAAACCACACCTTGTCCTGGTCGTCAGCCCCGGGTTCTCCATTCTGGAGCACGTAGGGCGTGTAGTCCCCTACGATATTGGAAATGAGGTGGAGGTTCAGCAGCGTGAACAGCTGCTGAAGATTCAACGGTGCCGCGTTTGGATCGGGCATCGAGACTTGAGTTGTAACTGTGGGGCTGGGCATAATTTAGACCTTGGCTGTGCTTTTTTCTATCTGCCTCTGGGCGTGAAGCCTGAACCGGTCTATGACAATGTGGCCGGTGCCTGAGAACTTGACCTGAAAATCGTAACCACGGCGCAACCTCCGGCCAGTCGTTAGATCAACGTCGTTGGCTGGTTTGCCCAGCGGCACGCGGGGCGCGAAACCAGCGCGCACGGTGGGATTGCCACCGGCATCAATAGCCCCGGCCTTCCCGATCATGGTGAACTTGTCGGTGAAGTCCCTCCAGAGCGTCCAGTACGGGTAATTGTCCGGACGGTAATGAATTCTTAAATCGTGCATTATTCGATAATGTCCTTCAGCCAGAGGTCGCCATCGTAGAGTTCATTCTCGGTGAACACGGTGGAGTCCTGCGGGTTGAGTTTATTGAAATCAAAGGAGCGGCTGGTCATGTCCCAGCTAATGCGATTGCCATCAAAGTCATCCTTGTCGTCCTTCGACAGCTCAAAGAGTTGATTGGCCAGAAACGGTACGCCATTGTCGTCCAGCTGTGTTTCCAGTCCAAACACGAATGCGCGCGTCGTTCCCTGAAACGTCCCGGTCAGCATGGTGACGGGAAGAAACTGCTCGCTGTACCACTGGCCTTCCCATGCTGGTTTACTGGCCTGAGGAGCCTGCACGCTTCCGCCAAAGGAGCTAAGGACATCGAAGTCCACCACCGCCATGCCAGCGTGAATGGGCCGTCCATTGTTCCACATGGGCGAAGTGGTGACCAGTACGCGGTTGTCGAAGTAAATGGCGGAGCAGTATTTGAGCAGCCAGTCGCTGTCGTTCCCGAGGTACTGTTTAACATTGGTGGAAAGCGGGATGTGCGCCCAGCCGCTCTGTTCGCTGCGCGCCTGCCGGTAGGAACGCATTCCGTCATCCGCCCTGAACCAGAGGTCTTCGTTCACCACGGATATAGAGCGATGCCCGCGAAGCCCGGTGGTGAGGAGTGCCAGTATCTGGAAGGAGCTGGTTTTCCAGAGCGTCCTTTCCAGCGACATGAAGAAGCTGGTGGCACCGCGCTCGGCAAACACCATGAGCTGGCCGTTGCCGGTGGAAGTGTCCAGCTGCGGGAAGAAGATCATTCCCGTGGCGATTCCCTGCGTGAATGGAATGGCGGCATCGAAACCTTCAGCCAGGAAATTTCGCTCAGTGAACAGGATCAGCGAATCAGCCGGGTCGGGAAGATCGTGGCTGCCATGGAGATCACCGAAAGCCACATCGCGCTTGTTTACGATCACGCACAGGCGTCCCATCCCGTAGGCCATGATGGTGCCGACAGGAATCTCGGTGTTGTTGATGTCCACGCTGACCTTGGCCCGACGCGCCTTTATCGAATTGTAAATGATGGCATTGGCTTTTCCGTCCTGCGCGATCAGCCATTTGTCGGCCTGCACCATGTAGGCAATCGGACTGTTCTGCATGTTGCGAAGGTTCCTGTCCTCGTCCTGAATGACGACTTCAGTGACCCTGGCACTGGTAACGTGCGGGACGATCTTGAACATGCGGCCACCGATCATGGCGATGATGCAGTCTTCGCCATTGTGCGGCGAGTAGGCGATTGCGCTTTGCAGGATGCCGTGCCTGTAAATGTACTCGGAATTCTCGTTGGTGAAACAAGTGTCGACGGCGACGAACTTCAGGATCGTATGCACGCCACTCCCGTGGTGAACGAACCCGATGGGCGTCCCTCCGTCCGTATGGGAAATATAAAGCCTGGTCGCGGTCAGTCCTTGCGCCAGAACGTAATAATGGATGCCAGGGCTTATGTTTGGAGGAAGTATCCCAGTGGTGGTAAACGACACCAGATCAGAAGCGGCCAGGTTGTGAGGAACGCTCACCCTGATGGTCGGCGGATGAGACGGGTCATTGGCAAAGGAGCAGGTTCCGATAGTGGCGGATGCGCCAACCGGGATGTTGTCCGGCTTGTATTCGCCCTCGATGAAATCGCGCGCGGGAGCAGGCAGCGGATAAGAGCGAGGAGCGTTGAAGCACCATTTCTGTCGGGTGCGAGGTTGAGGGAAGGTTTCCTTCAGCTTCCTAAACCCGGGCCGGGTAGTCATGCTCCCGCCACGGAAGGTGACATTGCGAGCCTCATGGGACTGATTGATTTCCAGCGTGTCTGGAAGGCGGCCAGCGTCCACGCCGCCCTCCAGTGACAACCAGCCATCAAAAACTCTATTCTTGTCAGTAATCATGTTGGTAAAGTCGGTGGCGTTCCGCGACCAATGCGTTCTCCCGGCAGGCTCGGCCCCTGTCCGGCCTTTGGCATAGAACTGACAAGGCTGTTGTAGTAGGCGGGATTGGCGCGAAGGATGTCGCCCAGCTGAACCTGTCCGGCATGGAACGCATTCCAGTTTCCTCCGGATGGCCCTGATGGGGTATTAGGGAACGGACTGGGCATCAGTGCTTTCATGCCGCCGAACTGGCCTGGGCTGGTGTAACGTCCCCTCATCATGTTCTTAAGGTATTGCCTGTCCAGAATGCTTAACGCTCCGCTGCGCGCTCCCAGCACATTGGCATTCGTCATGTTATTGCCGAAGCCTCCCGCTGTTGCCCCGGCCACCGAGGTCGCTCCATGCACCGGAAAGTTGTAACCACCGGGATTCATGGTGCTTGGGCCACGGTCAAAGATTCCTGTTCCAGCGTTGGTGAGAGTGGTGTCATGGAAGAAACTTCCTCCCTGACCGCCAACACCATAATCACCCACATCGTATGCGCCTGCGGTCGGGCCGGTGACCTGAGAAGGGAACTGACTGTTCGTTCCCTGTCCCTCCCTGTAGCCAATGCTGGTCAGATAGGCAGGATCAGTGTTCCGTGGATCGTTCATTATGTTGTGATACAAATCCTCGCCCGCCTGAATGCCTCCCTTGATGATATTGCCAGCGGCATCAACGAGAACTCTGGTTCCATCTGACATCAGTTTCACCATCGTCTGCCCGGGGTGAAACGCATCATGCCAGCTGTATCGGGGATCAATCGGAGGCGGATTGCGCTCAAAGTTGCGAATCGCCGCTTCATCACTCTGAGAGGTTTCCGTGCCGGGAATAACCTTTCCATCAGCACCAATCATTCCGGGGCTTCCACGGGTTACTACATCCCCGCCTGAAGCAGACTGATTGCCACCTCCACCTGTTCCAAGCAGTCCGGTGGCAGATGTCCCCGGGAACTGGTTGACGTAGAAAGGATATTGATACGGCTGACTTGGTGGAGTGAACGGGCGATTCACTGGTTCTGTCCCCGTCTCGTCATAGGAAATAGTTCCCGGCGCGCTGCTGCCTGCATCAGCAGCATTTGGCTGATCTTCCCAGCCCCAGATTTGCTGGTAGATGTCCGGTGGCATCGGCTGGATTCCGGTAATCATCCCCGGGTCTGTGGTCGAGGAGTAATCCGGCGGCAAATCCGGCGGGAAGTAACCACCTTGCTCATTGGGACGCATCGCATCGTTAGTCACCGGGTTCTGGATGGGATCAAAACCCGCCGGGGGCGGTTCATTAGCGTAATCCGGTGGCGGTTCATTGGGGAAATCCGGAAACGGGTCTTCATTGAAACCCGGCTGAGTGGCGTAAGAGGTATCAGGATCGCCCAGGTAATACTTGCCATCGGGATACATCGTTTCATTGATGGGGATGTTCCGCGTTGGGTCGTTGGTGTTGATAGGAGGCAGTTCTCCACCCCAGAAATTGGGAGGGTAAGTTACGTTGGGAGGATTGGTTTCAGAAAAGATGTTCACCTGACCCGGTACGTCCGGGGTGGGATCAGGAAACACGCCGGGTGGAACGTCGAACCCAGAGTGTGGCACATTGGGCGGAAAGTAGTTTCCCTGGAACACACTGGGTGGAGCATTAACAGCCTCATGCGGGTAATTGTAACCTCCCGGCGTGGGAGATGGCAGCGGAGGAGGTTCAATCCCGGGATTGGAATAACCCAGCTGCTGCCTCAACAAATCCAGTTGCTGTTGCGTCATGGCATATTTTCCAGTTTCTCAAACAGCACCCACTTTGAAATGTCGTCGTTGTAGACGAACCGTGACGCCATCCGGGTGAATGGCCCCATCAGGGTGACCAGTGGAATGGCGGTCGAGGCCGTGAACTTTGGCCCCCAGGCGATGGAGGTTCCAACCGGGCCTAACGCTCCGGCAGAATTGAAAATCCAGATCAGCAACTCCTGTCCGTTATCCGCGCCCCCGGTCATGTTGTCACTCATCGACACGATGTTGTCGGTAAGGTTGGTGATGTGAAACACATCCATGTTGTCCGTGTTGATGCCCGGTTTCGGGTTGGAAGCGATCTTCACCGTTCGCTTGACGATGTGCTTGTTCTTAAAGGTTTCCGCTCCGCTGGTGGTAGCCACTTGTCCCGCGACAGGAAGGGTCAGACTGGTGTTGTCGGTCAGTCTGAAGGTCAGGGAGTTGGCTGAAACAGCATCGAGAATATCAACGGTCTTCAGGTCGCCATTTATCATGAGACGACCAGCATTGGCATGCCCTGTTCCGCCAATCAGTGGACTAAGCAGTGTTGCCTGCCATGTCCCTGTCGTGACCACACCGAGAGTCACAATGGAATCCTGGCCGACGTAGGCGGGGTCAATGTCAACGCTGTCCGGGTTCACAGCGATTCGCCCTGCCGTTCCTCCCACGTTAAGCGTCGTTCCATCAGCAGTCAGACCTGTTCCTGCTATCAGGGCGGAGATAATAGACTGCGCCGAGGAAAACTGAACGAAATGCACGTTGTCGCCTATGCCGGGAGGATCATTAACGAAAGCGGGCGTTGTCTGAACCCAGCTTGTTCCGGCGTTTTGAGTGCCTTCCAGCACAGTGCAGTACGCTCCCAGGAATTCCGGGGAAGTATCGCAATCATCTGCCCGATCCCAGTTACCCGTTTCGGTAACTACCCAGATACCATTTTCGTATGGTCTTGAGTGCTGGTTTTTAACCAGTATTCGGTCGTCTACCTCCGTTTCAAATCCATCAATGAATCGAGTCCCTTGCAAGATAATATCCCCGGAGGTGGTGGCTAACCTGACTGCTTCTTTTGGAACCAGTCCTTGCAGCAGGCTGTCCATAAATCCCATGTTGACCGCATCCCCTGGGTCTACCGGGTTGGCGACATTGATGAGGCGTTTGAAGTTCAGGTTTACGTCGCCCTGGGGATGACGGATGAACTCAAGGCTGGGCACCCTGTCCGGATCAAGAGGCGTCCCATGCCACACTCCGGAACTGATAGTTCCCACCTGTGCAATCCTGCCTTGCTGCTGCGGCGTCAGGGTTCCGTTGTCCGGGCCAATGTCCACGAATTGAGGCCGCCTTGAATGCCACACAAGCGGGTCTGCCATGTCGAAATCATGTATCCATTCATTGGCCGGAGGATGAAACGCTGGCGGCTGACCGAACGGTGGAAGGTTGCTGGTGTCCAGATGGAGCAGGCGATGGTTCGCCATGTCTACGTCGTTCTGCGCCAGTCCGTCGTAGATGAGCGTGCGCCCCGTGAGCATGTCGGGTGGTGCTTCGATTTCGTCGTCCATATTATGGAAGTGGGTTGGGAGTCAGGTCTGAGATTGGTGTCATGACCGTCCATTCTTCGATGTCGCTGTTGTTGTATCCCTGCTTTGCGGCGTAAGCCTCAATGAACTCAAATTCATTCACCTCAAGAGTGATATGGGGATCATCCGGCGTTTTATCGTAAAGGGCTTCCTGGAAGTCGTCCGGATGAATAACGTGCTGCGGCGTCACCCGATAGAACAGACGGGAATCCTTCAGCAATGACCGGATGGTGACATGCGCCTTGACCAGCGAAGGATCATCATCGGTGGGGTCATGCTTTTCCCACCAGTCCAGCACAATGGTGACATCGGGAACGTGCGGCTGTTTCGCCGCCGCAGGATTAGTGACCACGAAATGATGCCACAGCATGTCCCTCCCAAGATAGTTTGTAGCTCCAGTTGATCCCGGGTTTGGAACGTATCCCTTCCTTGAGGTCGATGGAGGCACAGGCGGAACACCCTTGCCAAGAGCTACGGGGAAAAAACGATAAGGAAATTTCCCGCCAGTGAATTTGCTGCAAGGCAGACTAAACATCCCGGCGTTAAATGCCTGCGTCACAAAGAAGGGATAGATAAATTCATGATGCTGGGGATCAAACGTCCCATCCGACCCGAACCAGGCATGGGTGGATGGATGATCCCACGTAAAAACGAATGTGCCGCTGTTGGTGATTTGGGCCGGGGTCACATGAAGCGGCGGCCTGATCGTAATACCGATTGAGCTGATAGAACCTACGGCGTCCCCCGGGGTGAAGTGAGCCAGAGGAATTTTACCGCCCGCGTCGAGCGCAGCGTAGCCGTTGTGCGCTCCTTTACGGGAAAGGAACTCAGCTTTGCTCCCGCGCGCAGCCACCGGAGCATCGGAGATGAATACCAAACCGTCAGTCAACCACGGCGAAGGCATGACACCATTCAGACTGAGCTTACTCTGGTCGATTGCGGCGGTGGCATTCACACTATCGTCGGTCACTGAGCCGGGAGCTGGCGTTCTTCCTCCTGTCAGCCTGGGGTCATCAATACCTACCAGTCCGTCCGGCACAGGGTCTAACAGGCTGACGTTCCTGATGTCGTAGTTCTGGCAATCCAGATCATTGGCCAGCACTGCGTTTTCAAGGATAGGGGTCATGGCCAGGGAAGAACGTGAACCGCATTGGAATTGTTCCAGCCGACGCGGGATGAATATATCCAGACACCCGTGGAAGAATTAGGAACAGTGACATACCCGGGGTTAGGAAACTCAGCAAAGCCAGTTGAGTTGGAGGTAACTGAATAGAAAAACACCACATCTCCCACCGTGCTTCCGGCAAAAACCTTGGTGTTGCTGCTGCCATCGGCCTGTTTGGAAAAAGTCGGGTCTGGCAGCTGGGGCTGGTATCCAACGGCGACAATGGGAGCCGCCATAAAAGTCATATTGCGAGCCAGGTAATCAGTGGGATCGCCAGTGCTCGGCCCGGGGTCTGGGACAGCTCCAGGAGCGGAACCTGCTCCATAGATTGCGACAGTCATCCTGTCCGAAGGAAACTGCCCGCTGGTTACCTGTGCCGCGTTGAGGTTTGGGACAAGCGATATTGGGATCGGAGTGTACTGGAAGGTTGGTGCTCCACTTCCCGAAATGCGACCAAACCACGCCGCATCAGACATTGGCAGCCATCCAATTTTGAATACTCCGGAGCCGGTTATGGGATTTGTGCTCCCGGGCAACAGTACCAGTTCCGGAGGCAGTGTAATTCCCACCGAGGTAACGGTGGCCAGCCCGACTGAATCAGGCAGCATGGACACCGGTATTTGCCCGGTGTTGTCCAGTCCGGCGTAACCACCCGGCTGATTCTTATTGGAAAGGTATTCGGCCAAATCCCCAGGGGCTGCTGTACCTGCCGTAGTACCCAGCCACGCCGTGGGGATTGAGCCGTTCAAATTGAGTTTAGACTGGTCAATGGCGGCATCGGGAGCTACCGAAGCATTGACGACGCTCCCTGGGATTGGCTCACGGACGTCAGTCAGCCTGATGTCATCACTTGTGGCCAGGTTGAGGGGAACCGGGTCAAGGGATTTGACGTTAAGCAAGCTGTGAAACTGAGCATCGAGATCAGTTCCCAGCACTGAGTCTTCAATGATTGGTGTCATGGTGTTCTTGCTGCCAGGAAGTAATGTTGCCCGGAACGCGGTGTTGGGTTCACCGACAGAGTGAAATCGCTGATCGTTTTGGCTGTCACCTGAACCCGTATGATGGCCTGACCGGCAGGCGGATCGAGCAGGTTCTCCACGCGCAGTTCACTGAACCCGTAATCAGTGTTGCTGCGCGGATTAGTGAATGGAACAACCATCGTGCTGGAAGGCGGCATCAGGAGATAGATGCTTTCCGGTGCATCAATCTGGACAAGAGAGCTTGTCCGGACAACGGTGACCCTCCAGTGCAGGACATAAACTGATCCGGGCGGTGCCTGTGGACTGGGCGGGGGAACGCCAGCGGCAAACACCACTTGGAAACCGTAGGTTTTCCTGACTGTCGGGACAATATGAAGTCCTCCTGCGTGCGGGATTCCCTCCGCATCCACGTAGAGATACTCAAAGTTGTAGTTGATGCTGATCTTAGGAACCCGGAACAGAATCTCTGCGTGAGTCTGTCCCGTGACCAGCTCCAGCTCCCCGCGTTCATCCAGGTCACTGGTAGTGCCAGCAACATCGACTAGGAAGTCGCCCTCCGGCTCAAGGAGCTGAATCGTATCGCACTCGATTGATCCCGGGCTGCTCATTGATGACCCTGTATTGCGTGGATTGCCCCGCCTCCCATCAGGAATGCAAGAAGTCCTGTCCAGAACATGATCCGCCCGACCTCAACGATCTTGGGATTCGATGACAGGACGTACATCAGCAGTCCGATTATGGAGACTAGGAGTGGGAGATAGATTATCATGGTTGTTGTCTTTCTGTGTTGATGGTTGAACTAACTGCTGCAATTCCCGGAGTGCGCCACTTATCTGGGCAAACCGGGTCTGGTTTTGAACTACCTGCTGTTGAAACTCCTGGTTAATTTTCTGGTTCTGCTGCACCATCGCGTTGTGGGCTGTCTCCAGCGTATTGCGCTCATTGACCAGTTCCGTGATTCTTGCTTGGATTTGTTCGTTCATGGTTTTCTTTCTAGCGTCTGGAGTCGCGCACGTAAATCTTCAAGTTGCTTGTCCCTGATCTGCTGTTCCAGGTCGATGAGCTTGGCTTCCTGCCGTGCCTGGGTTCGCAGATACTCGTCGTGGAACAGCTTGAAGGAAGTGGTTCCCTGACTGTCCATGCGCTCGATTCGCGGAGCAGTCTCCGTTTTCCAGTCCACGACCTCTGCAATTTTATTGGTGCGCTGTCCGACGCCGTAAAAAAACCCGAGGACACCAACGGCAGCAATGATAATCGGGAGGCCGATAGCAACCCACTTTGCCTTTCCGTTCCCGTTATGTTGTTCAGCCATGTCATTAGAAATACTCTGTTACGATGATTCCCCCTGCTGCTCCTGCACCGCCAGCAAACCCCGTTGCGCTGTTGGACGCTGCTCCAGACCCGCCTCCACCAAACGAACGACCGACACCACCAGCAGCCGCATTTACGGCACCTACAGTTGTTCCTCCCCATTGTGACGAACCGCCAGTGCCTCCCTTTCCGATGCCCCCCCCTTGGACAATTCCATGATCTCCGTAGCTTCCACTAAATCCATAATTACCAAGGCTGCCCGTTCCACCAAGTCCACCTATGCCAGCAAAGGTAGCAACGGTGCTGCCCGTTGCGCTGTTAAGCCCACCAACGCCACCACCCGCCGTGCAAACGCTCGGGCTGTCAAAGGTCGTACTTCCTCCTGTGCCGCCGTCAGTGGGAGTAGCTGCTCCAGCAGTTCCGCCAGCACCAATCACCACCGTGTAGCTGGCTTTAAGGCCACTGGTTAAAAGAGCAACCTCGTATCCCCCACCGCCACCGCCGCCGCCTGTCGTGCAGGTTCCAGCACTCGCTTTCGCTCCTCCGCCTCCTCCTCCGCCACCGAGGCATTCAACCTTGATGGAGCGAACACCTGTCGTGCATGTAAAAGTGCCGGACGCGGCTATGGCGGTAACCTTGGGCGGCGTCAGGGCGTAAAATCCCTTCGTCCCACTGGCGTTGGTTCCGTAGTACTGACTGTTGCCCGGGGAAGCGGTGGAAATGGTATCCAGATCAGAATCCCATGCCTGAACATTGGTGCCTATGACAAGGCCAAGGCTGGTGCGCCCCGTGGCGGCGACAAGGCTGGTTGCGCCACCGTCCCACCGAAGGTTGTTGGTGAACGCCGTGTCCCAGTTGGATCGGTTATCAGCCACGACGGCATAAACACCACTCGCTACAGTAACGAGGCCCGTGCCTGTTCCTGCCTGAATAGACTTGCCACCCGCGCCATTGAACACACAAATTTGACCCGAGGACACCGACACCGGAAAGTCGCTGGCTTTGATCTGCGCGTCATTGGTGACGTTGTTAAGACCAATGCTGGTCAGATGCGTTGCTGCACTCTCGGCTACTACGGTATTGCCTACCAGAATCTTCGGAAACGTGACTGCATTTGGATTTGTGAGCGTGAATAAACTTTGACCAACGGTTGTGCCACCAAGGCTGGTTCTGCCAGTGGCGGCAGTCAATCCCGTCGCGCCTCCGTCCCACTGTTTTGTGGTATCGGCAACACCTTGAATATGTGTGGCGTCCGTCCACAAAGCTATTTGCCCTACGGTCGGGACGCCTGAATTGCTGACGTTACCGCTGGAGCTGGCCAGTCCCAGCATGACCCAGTTTGTGCCATCGTGGTAATAGAACTGCTTGTCGGTCGAGTTGAAATACAACTGCCCTGACAAACCAGATGGTGCGCTGGCGTAGTTCGGTATCCTTAGACTGGTGGTAACGTCAGGCATGTTACGAGGGTTGTGTGCCGCCTCCCGCAGCTTGCAGGCCGATGAGCGTTGCCCGTATGGCGTTTGCAGACTGACTTGCTGAAAAAGTTATGGTGACATTCCCTGTTCCCGGTGCCACAACGACATCAGGAAGAATGATCGCTCCGGTTGCTTCAAGCTGAACCTGAACAACAATGGCTGCACTTGCGACCATCAGATGGGTGCTTTGCAGAATTGTCCATGTCGTTCCACCCGCTGCCCAGAGCGAGGTGTACCATGTAGGAACACCGAGATTTGCCCGGGCCTGCGTAGCAGACGTACCATTTGTGCCGCCATGCGCTATGTCGATTGCGGTGGCCATCCACTTCCCAGTGGTAATTCCAGTGGTTGCCGAAACCGTGGTGATCGAAGACTGACCGACGTAGTTGCTGTCAATGTCGATGCTGTCAACACCTACGAAGATGCGATTGGATGTCCCTACGGCATCAATGGTGTTGCCGGTTTTGGTAAGACCGTTTCCTGCGATTGCTGATCCGGCGGAGGAAAACTGAGTCCACAAAATAGCAGTCGCATTGATCGTCCCGCCCTGGTCTGAAATGCAAGTCCAGCCAGTGTCCTGGTTGATGGTTCCTGTCTCAACCCAGACGTAGGCCGATGGAACTTCAGCCCATGTGTCCTGATCCAACGCCCTGACCCATGTTCCGGTTGCACCGGTTCCGGCGGATTGAACATAGTAAATACCGTTATCTTTTTGAAGTGTCTGGTCTTTGACCAGTACGCGGTCATTGGCAACAAGGGTTACGCCATCGAGAACCTGCGGAGCACCGCCGACAAGGGTGATATTCGCGCCCACTGTCGCCACCCGACACGAAGGATGCGAGTCCAGCCCCTGGGCAAAAGTATCGACGTAATTCTTTGTGGCGGCTTCCTGTGGGTTAAGAGGATCGCCAACGCCAGTGATGCGCTGACCGTTGAATGGAACCGGCGCGGTAGGCGGGTTATTGGTGGCAATCAGGTCAAACCTGGCATCTCCGGGCATTGCCTTCTGGCCCGTTCCTGCCCCGAACGCCAGAGTTCGCATGCAAAATGTTCCTACCGCTCCATCCTTGTTAGCCGTAGCCACCTTGGCATCCGTGATAGCCAGAGCCGCCACTGTCGGGTTGGGGTATGTGGAACCGGTGAGATCACCACCGGCAGTTCCTGTCGGGGTGCGGGAATCACTCAGGCGCGAGTCGTTTCCGGCGCACGCTGTAATCCCGGTTACTCCCAGTGAACGGAGTGAAGCTGTGCCAGCAGCCTGGTCGCTCATCGACGCATTGCACTTGGCGAGCGTGACAACGCTGGCGGCAATTACGGGGTTGGGATAAGTGCTTCCAAGAAGGTCACCACCAGCCGCGCCCGTGGGCGGGCCTCCAACACCGGAGGAAGCGTCAGCCGAACGCCATGCCGTTCCGTTCCACCAATAGAATGTGTTGTCGCCAGTGTTGTAATACATCTGGCCCGTGACCGGGGATGATGGATTTGACCCGAGCTGGTGAAGTCGTTCGTTGCGGATTTCCAGTTTGGCGCAATCGAGTGGTGCAGCGAGTGTTGGCATAGTGCTTGTTTAGTTGAAGTAGGCTTTACCGGATGTGGCTGACCCAAACAGGAGGGTTACATTGTTAGCGTCGATGTAATGGATGTCTGCGATGATGACGCTTCCTCCGCTGTCCACGATCTCAACCGAAGGAAATTTCCCAAGGCCATGCGTCACCGGCCATGATGCTGAAGGCGCAAGCTGGGTATAAACGAAAGTCACATCTCCGGAAGCCCCGGGCGGCCCGGTTGGGCCTGGAGGGCCAGGTTCTCCAGGTGTTCCAGGTTCTCCCGGCGGGCCTTCTTCTCCAGGTATGCCCGGGGTTCCTGGTGATCCTGGCGAACCAGTCTCACCGGCAGGAGAACCGACCTTGACTATGAGTGCGCCACCTGGCTCCTCGATAAACACTCCGCCAAAGGGCGAGTCTGGGAAGATAATGTCCACCTGCGCTGGCAGCGGGAAATTCTCCAGCTCCTCAAATTCAATGGTTGGTGTCGGTGACTTCATGTGAACATAAAAAATCCTGCCATTTGCTGAACGCTCGGGCCAGCGGGAGGAATTACCTTGAAGGACGCTGCCGCCAGCACCAGGCCAGTGATGTTGTTCGTCGTGGATAACGTCATCACTGCTGTATCCGCACTGGCTTTCGCCGTGGTGACGCCATACCCGTTTGAATAATGGTTCGTGGAGGTAGCCCCGTTATTGTTGCCTGCTGCCGTGATGGTGGAGTTGTTGGATGTCCACGTATCATTTGATGCCCGGGCAATGCTGCGAAGGTCAGCTCCGGTCATCACGATCAACTCTCCCGAGAGAGCGTCTACCGCCGCGAAGGTGCCAGTCAGAGGCGAGCCAGTGCCGCTCGCGCTGCCGGTCTGATCCAGTGGCGATGCCGCGAGATTGCCGGAAAACTCCGCGAGCTGGGCTGCGATGACGCCGCTGGTAATGGCGGCAATGGTGGGAGCTGTATCCGCGCCAGCCGCGAGCCTGTAATAGATCGTCGCTGAACACGACGTTCCGGCTTGCTGTTTACCAATCGACCAGCCTGAAGGCGTGACCGGAAGGGTGGCTATTCCCGACACCGCAACGAAACAGATAAGCAGGTTGCCGAGGGTTCTGCTTTCGCCCGTTCCAAACGTAGGGCTGACAGCCGCGCTTGCCGCTCCCTGCACCGCTGTTCCTATTGTTCCTACAAGCGCGTAAGCCATTAGAAGTTCTCCATCTTGGCGATGTTATCCCACTTGGTATCGAGGCTGTTAAAAATGAATCCCAGATAAGTCGTCTTGCTGGCGATCAGCGTGGTCGGCGCAGCCATGTCGCTTGAGAAGCGGTATTGAGTTCCCCAACCTGAGAGGGCGCGAGCTGTGCCATCGCACTTCACGCGGAACACCATTGTCTGTCCGTCCACCGGGGTTCCTGAAGGATTATTGATGAGCGTCACCGCTGCGGCCTGCGCGGTAGTGATGGTGAAAACATCAGTGGTATCGGCATTGGGCGACCAGGTTGCACCGGAAGCCTGCGCGACCACTCGCGGCACAAGTTCCTTATTGCTCAAAACCTGGGTATCAGTGGTTCCGACAATCGCTCCTGTTGGAGCTGTGGCCGCTGCTGCGCTGCCGCATCCGATGTAAGTGCGAACTGCCGGGCCATCGACCTGTTTAAGTAAATCCCTGCCGTAAGCTGTGGTGGCAATGGCGGCAATGGCGGTCAGGTCAGCATCAATGGGCTGATAAGTTGCGGTGGCGAAAGTCGTGGTTACCGCGTCCGTGATTCCGTATCCAGCCACGGTTGTTGGCGTTCCAGTCAGCGCACCCCATGTGCCATTGAAATTGCTTGTCCCCGCTCCAATGTAAGTCCGGGCTGCGGTGGCATCAGCCAGCGGCAGGAAACCACGCCCGAACGCTGTCGTGGTGAGAGCGGCTATAGCAGTCAGGTCAGTGTCAATCGGCTGGAACGCGGTATTGGCTTCAGTCTTGGTGTAGCAATCGCTGATGCCGTAGCCAGCGATGGTGGTCGGAGTGCCGGTTATTGACGACCATGAGTTCGACTCGGCCTGCCATGAATAATTGTAGTTGGTGCCGTCTACCTTCTTGAGCACCTGTCCGGTGGTGCCGCCCGTGGGAACTGATCCGCTGCCCGTAATGGCACCGATAGGCACTTGCAAGCCAGCACCGGAAACGGTCACTACTTCCGATCCGCCAGCGAGAAAAGAGAACAGAGGTGTTGAAAAGTAAAATCCAAGCCTGTTGGGAAAACCAGAGCTAACTCCTCCAATGAACAGGCTGCCGAGTTGCCCCGTGGAGTTGTACATGACAATGCCCGGGGTCTTGGCGGGATTGTTACTTGTGATATTAAACCGTGGATCATCTCCAGTAAGATTGAGTCCATTGGTCGCGGCGTTGCTGGTGATGTAGAGTATGTCGTTGGTCTTGTCCCAAGTCAGTCCCGTGTCACCGGCAAACGCACCAGCGTCATTGAACTGAAGCTGCGTGGTCGCACCGCCAGGAGTTCCGCCTCCGCCTGTTCCCGGCGGGCCTGTTGCTCCGGTGTCGCCAGTGTCGCCTTTCGGGCCTGTTGGCCCAGTTGGGCCTGTTGCCCCGGGGATTCCCTGCGGGCCTTGCGGGCCGGTTGCTCCTGCCGGGCCTGTTGGCCCTATTGGCCCTGTCGCTCCTGGTGGCCCTGCGGCTCCGGGGTCGCCCTGTGCTCCATCCCTTCCATCTTCTCCATCTGCCCCCGGCGGGCCTTCTGCTCCGGGCGGGCCTGGATCACCTTCCGGGCCTTCTGGCCCTTCTGGCCCTTCCGGGCCTTCGCCTGCTGGAAGTTTAACAGTGATGGAACTCCCCGGAGGCTCGATCTGAACGCCGCCAAACTCAGAGGTCGGGAAAAGCACCTCAACTTCAACTGGGGAAGGAAAGCTCATGAAGCACTTAAGACCGGGTTTTTGACTTCCACGGTTCCTGCCAGGAACGGCGGCGGGATTGTCCCGTCACCATTGACCCATAACCAGTTCCATTGGTGAACGCCCAGCTTAAGAACGGTGGTCTGCTCCTTGGTGAGACTCATCGTGGTTTCCCCGGGGTGGTTC